CCCGCCCCGCAACCCGCCCCGGCGAAGCCTGTGTGTGTAGGCCTTCTGCATGCGTGCGAAGGCCCGGTCATCCAGCGCGTTGCGGGCGCCATCGGGGGCCCAATGTGCGAGTCGTGGATGTTCCGGCTGGAGTCAATCATGGCTAGGGCAACACCCGCATCAGGTACGCCGTACACAGGCCCGTCCCGAATCGCGCGGCCCAAGCTGGCGCACGTTTCGGGCATGCACGACGACGACCTGATTGGCGGTGCGCGATGAGCGTCTGCAAGCATGCAGCGGGCAGCGTCGGCGGTGGCAAGTTCGCCCCCTGCCAGCATTGCAATCGCATCGCCCCCGCGCCCCAACCGCCAGCCGACGCGACGCCGCATGCGAACGATTGCGTGTGCCTGACGTGCGTTCCGCATTGCCCGCCGCCCACCAAGGCCGAGTTCGATGCGCTACCATCGCGCTGGCGCCGATACGTAGCGGACCTGGAGACCAACTGCGACCCCGGCGGAATGGTGCGCGAGAACGCGATGCTGCGCGACCGCATTGTGCAGCTCGAAGCGCTTATCAATGCGCCCGAGATTCGCGACTTCGTGAAGGCCGTGCAACTCGAGGCCGCGCACCAGCGGTCGCGTTGGGGCAGCGACCACGACGCCGGCAAGGCTGACGCCGATTGGTTCTGGCTGTTGGGTTACCTCGGCGGCAAAGCGCTGCGCACGGACGACGGACCCGAGAAGCAGCTTCATCGAATCATCACGGTCGCCGCGGCGGCCTGCAACTGGCACGCGGCGAAGCTAGGGCTGACGAACATGCGACCGGGAATTGAGACGCCCAAGGGGCTGCCGCCGGACGACTTCGACATGTCTGTATTTAAGAACAACGGCAAGGAACCGGTGCTGCGGTGAGCGATAATGATGATTCTGAGGCACGAGAGATTGCCGGCACATGGTTCGATCCCGATGAGCCAATAACATGGGAGGACCTCGTCAACTGCGCAAAGGCCGGCATCGCCCGTGGTCGAGTTCTCGGGGCGAGGGAAGAGAGGGCGCACTGGTTGCAGGTCGCGCGCTCGCGAAACGCGCAGTATGTGACCGTCGAGGAATTCGTCGATGACCGTCGCGCAGGGAGGGGAACGTAAATGACCGACGAACAGCGAGAAACCTGCGATCTGCTGGCCGATACGATGAAAGAGGAAGCACGACTGCACCGGCTCGTCGAGGAAGCGAAGGGCGATGCGAAGAAGCACGCGCTGGCTAACGTGGCACTGCGCGCCGAAGTGGACCGGCTCAAGGGCGAGCTGGACGCAGCTAAGTTCAGGAACGACGCACTAGAAAGCCTCATCGACACCGAGCGCCAGACGCGCAAGGAAACCGAGAACACGCTGTTTTTCGTGCGCAAGGATTTACAAAGGCTCAAGAGCGAGCTGGCCACGGAACGCGAAGCCCATCGCAAGGCATCCGGCGACGCGCATCACTGAGGCGGGCAGGTGAGCAACCGGCGAGTCAAGCGCGACGCGAACCACGGCGAGGTCGATGCGGCTCTACGCGGCGATGGCTGGATGACGCGCGATACATCGATGCTCGGTGACAGCTGGCCCGACATCATCGCGAGCAAGCCCGGCATCAACCTGTTGGTCGAGGTTAAGGCGCCGGGCGGCGAACTGAGCGAGGGCCAAGAGGCCTTTCACCGCATCTGGCCAGGGCCGAAAATCGTCGCGTTCAGCGGCGCGGACGCGGTAGAGAAAGCTCACATGTTCGTGCCGCCGAGGTCTGGCTGGGGGCGATGATCTGCATTGCTGGCGCGGGAGATGATCAGGGGCAGGTGTAGACGGCGACACCGACTGTCGCATACGCGCCGTAGACGTAGCCCGGCGGCCGAATGAATTGCGCCTGCAGCCCATAGTTCGCGGCGTCGGCGATGCAGTCCACGGCGTTGCTGTTGGCGTTCGGCAAATTCAGCGGGTGGCCATACGGCAGCCCCGGCGAGACGACGCCGTCCCCGATCACCATCGTCGCGCGCAGGCTGCCATCCTCTGGCGTGCTGGTCCCGCTGCACATGTGCAGTACGGTCATGCCGGGCGTCGGTGGGCACTGGGCGTAGGTGCCAATGACGATCGCGACCGGCGCCCAGGGCATCGTCGGCTGATCCGAGATGGCCGAGAAGTGCGGGTTGGCCTGCGTCGTTCCGCACGGCGCGTAGGCTGGCCCCGTCGCGTCGTGCTGGCAGACGATCGACGAGGTAAGGCCCGCCGAGCCGACGCGCATGCTCCGCACGGTGATGGCCGGATGCACGATATAGCCGGCATGACTGTAGGCCGAGTCACCGGCAAAATCGCCTCGGTAGCGGACACACGTGCCGGTGTAGTCGGCGCCGTCGAACAGGTCGTGGTAGCCGAATCCGGGCGTCACGCCGTCGCAGGCCATCGGCCCGTGACCAGTCGTCACGTCGACGTAGAGGGGCGCGGGTGTAAACGTTGCCACTTCCTCGGGGGCAACGTTGCAGGACGACAGGGCGGCGAGAAGGGCGAGAATCAGAACAGGTCGGATCATGTGCGGGCTCCTTGTGTCAATTCGTTACGTTCAATCAAGCTACTTTCTGACCTTCGGCGGCGAATGCTTCCGCGAGCGTCCCGAACGGTTCCCTGAATTCAATGTGTCCGGCATCCCAGACATCGCCATGGGTCGTATGAATCAGCAACCTCGAACCGTCCTCGCGGAACGCCAGCGAGCGCAGACCAACAGAGGTCGCCACATCGAACAGGTCGCGAAAGAACGCTTCGTCGTGCGTCGACTCGTCAACCGATCCGTCAGCATTGCGCTTACGCAAGTCCGCCGCGCGCCCAAGTTGATGCCATGAACGGGACTGGTTGGCCGACGTCGTGCCGCGCGCCTGGGCAGCTGTCTGTTCGGTCTGCGTACGTAGCGTCTGCCCCACGTAGACGTCATGCCCGATGGCGGCCATGCCGTCGATTGTCTGCTGCACGCGCTCGCGCGTCTCGGGCGTGAGTTGCGTGAGGCGGAATGTCTCCCCATCGGTCACGGGTGCGCCACTGGTGTCGGTGAATCCGTCAGTAGCCGAGCGACCCGGCTGTATTTCTCGGCGGTCGAATGGCCGTCCCAGGCGTTCGCGCTGCGTGGCAGTCCGTCGAAGAGCGCCACATCGGAATCGTGGAGGTGCCAAGACATCTGCCCCGTGGGTCCTTCGATGAAGACGATCGTCTTCCATTCGGGGTCCCAATCCTCGCCGGGCTTGTTCTGATGATCGGCGAGCCACGCGCGCCCGCCTGACTTGAGAATCATCGCCGCCAAGCCGGCGACAACCTGATTGCGCTCCCGATAGGCCGCATCGCGCTCGGCGCGGTAGTCGCGCCCCGGCTCCTCCTGATAGCTCATGGGTGCGCCTTCCTCCATGCCACAGCGTTCGCCAAGCGCCTGGCGTCCATAGAATCGACGTCCGCCATTTCGCGAGCACCAGCGTCATCCTGATGGGCCAGGATGTAGGCGTCGATTTCGCCGGCAACGGCACAGCCGAACTTGAGTGCATCGACGGCGGCGACAGCCACGTCGGGAACCGCGCTGCTACCCAACGCGGTTAGAATCTGCTGCGCCTGTGTTGCCGTTGCTTCACACGTCTGGATGACCTTTGACGTCGTAGCACAGCCGAACAGCAGAACGGCGACGGTCAGCACGTAGAAGACGCGCGTGAGGAACTTCACGGCACCCTCGGTGGCGAGAACCATCGGCCGAGCTTCTGATCGTCCGAGATGTCCTCTGGGACTTGATTGCGGCTGCACGCCCAGAACACGTCGTTCCCGTCGAGAAAGACCTGCCCATTGACGCACGATCCTTCGGCCTCTCCCCACACCTGAACGATGAGCATCGGCCGGACCTGTCCCGCCTTTGCCTCGTTACCGATGTGCGCCTGCGCGCCGAGCGGCCACGTCTCAGTCGCGATGCGATCCGCGATTGCGCGCCCCGTGGTGCGCCTGCGGTTGATCTCGCCCGCGTCCTGCTCACTCAGCACGTAGTGAACCACGCGCCCCACCGACGGCTTCACGGCGCCACCGGGGTCGAGAGGGAGGCGGCGAGCGCGTCGGCCTTCGCGGTCGCGTCCGCCAGTGCGGCAGTTTCCTCGGGTGCGAGCGCGCCGGGCTGGGCCAGCCGCGCGGCAAAGGCGGCTTCGAGCTTTTCGACGGACGCGATGAACGATGCGATTTCGGTTCGAACCATGACGTACTCCTTTTTGATGGTTGCGGCGTGAGCGAGCAGAAAGCCGCCCACGGTGGAAATGGTGGTTAGAGCTCCAACGAGGGCGGTGACGAGCGGGCTCATGGGCGTCCCTTTCCGACGAGATAGACCAGTAGCAAGCCGACGACGAGCGACCCGAAGGCCGCGCCGACGACGCGACCGGCGGCATACCAGGAGGCCCGCGACTGCTTGAGGCTCGCGATGTCCCTGCCCTGCTCGGCGACGTCCTTGACGATGGCCTCGAAGCGGTCGGCTACCGCCTCAAGCCGCGTCACGGTCTTGATGAGATCGTCGCGATCCATCAGGCCACCAGCAGCGGCGCGAGCCAGGTTGCGATCTGCGCGTGGCCGATTGTGTTGGGGTGAAGGCCCGGCGAGTCGTCGTAGCTCGTCGGCACGACGAGGCCGGCGCCCAGGCCACTGATGGTCGTCACCTTGCCGCCCACGCGCGCGGCGGCGGCGGTACGGTAGTCCGTGAGCGTGTTGCCGAAGGTGTTGGCGCTCTCGACCTCGCGCAGGAACGGCGTGAGCGCGACGATCCGCTCGAGGCGCGCGCCCATCTGCGTATTGAGCGCGGCAATCAGGCCGTCCCAGGAAAGGCCGTAGTTCAGGGCGCTCTGCTTGGGCAGGCCGTAATCGTTGGTGCCGAGGAAGTTGACGACGCGGATTCGCGTGCCACCACGGCAAATGCGGTCCATGCGCGCGGCCGAAACGGCCGGCCCCTCGGTGGTGATGTCCCACATCGTTCGGAAGCCGTAGCTGTCACACGCGACGAGCCAGCCCAGCGGCGCGACGGCTGCGCGGACCAACGTGATGAAGTCTTCTTGCCCTGGATTCGTCGGCTGCCCGTTGGCGATCGAGTCGCCGACGATGAGGATCCAGTTCGGCCCAGTGACCGGCGGCAACATCACCAGGTCGGGCGCGGAAACGGCATCGACCCACGTGCCTGAAACGGAAGCCGGGAAGCTGGGGCCGCTCTGCTGTCCGGCCTGCACCTCTACCAGGTGCGAGCCGGACGGGATCGTAATCGTGTCCCACTCGTACGAGGTGGCCGGCGTGATCACGCTGGAGGCGGCGCCGTCGACCCGAACGGCGATTCGCGACGGCGGCGTGGTCGGCGCCAGGCTGCACATCACGCGCGCCTTGACCGTCGGTCCGGTGCACGTGAAGCGGAGCGCTCCGTGCACGCTCGGGCGCGAGCACACGGACAAGCCGATTTGCTCAGACTCCGATGGGGTCGAGTAGGCGTAGTCGGAGGCCTGGGCGATATAGATGCCCATGGGCAACTACGCGGTATAGGCCACCGGCCAGATCGCAGCGCGCGCGAACACGTCGGCTGAGCCGGACGCCGAGAAATTGTAGTTCCAGCATGGCGCGACGGGAGTGCCGGTGAACGGGTGCGAGTGCACGAACACCACCGGCGACTCCTGATCGATCGACAGCCGATAGGACGTCCCGTCGAACCAAATCTCGCCGCTGTGGGGGTTGCCGTCGACCGCAACCGTCGAGACGGCATCGTCTTCCGCGGTGCTGAAGAGGTAGCCGGCGAAGTGCGCGTTTCCGCCGGGGCCGGGGCTGTAATACCCGACGTTCGCGGCGATGTTCGAGCCAGGATCGCGCATGCCGAACAGGCACCAGTTGTTGCCCGCACCCGGGGTGTTGACTCGAAACTCGAACGCCATCCACCAGGGCGTGATCTCGTCGAGAGCGACGACGCGAGGGATCCGCTGGAGACCTGCGGTGGCGTTGCCTACGCCGCGAACGACGAGACTGTTGGTGCCGACGCCGCCGCGGAGGAACCCGCCGCCGACGACGCCCGACGGCACCGTCCACGCCTTGGTCCCCGAGGCGTCGTCCCAGCCGACCTCAGTGAAGTCCTCGGCAAACGCCTTGGTGCGCGCGGGCGTGATCGCGGAGCCGAGGCGGGTGTAGCCGCGCGCGAGCAGCGCCGCCATCGCAGGCGAGTCGGCGCCGCCGCCGCCGCCGAGAGTCGAAAATGGTGCGCCTTTGATCGATTGCCACAGAACCCCCTGGACATCCGCAGCAATGCGAACAGCATTGCCGGGCCCTTTGACCATCGGTCCAGCCAGAATGTCGACATAGCGCTCGCCAGCCATCAGTGGTTCCCTTTCTGCGACATTCCAACATTGAAGTTTCCAGCGACTGCGGTTCCCCCGCTCGTGCGCGCATACCGCATGCGGATCCACTTCGCCGTTGGCGCAGGCACTGGCTGCCCGGGGCCGAAGTCGAAGTTGACCGAACGAGCGGTGCCGTCGGTCGGCTGAAACGTCGCGCCGCCATATGTCGCGCCCAATGCGATGGCGACGGGACCGAGAATCACGCCTTGCGGCACATTCGGGTTTTCATCGTCGGTCGTTTCGAAGATGAACGCGCCGATCGGCGAACCGGTTGCCGTCATGTTCACTTGAAACGCAACCGTTGCGCCCGCAGAAAATAGCAGCGAAACCCATGGGCCAACGACGTTTCCTGTGCTGTCTCCGTTTGCAATGTATCGAGGGCTGGTACTCATGTTTTCCCTTTCAGAATCTCACCAGGCATTCGTTAGCCGGAATCGAAAAACCAAGCTCTTCGATGACCAACATTCCATGCGCGACATACGCGCGTTTCGGCTCGAATTTGTTTCCTTGTACCTTGCCGACGAAGATATGCAGGCGCATCAATTCGATCTTCGGCTCGATGTATTCGAGTCGGTCAGCGTGAACGATCACGCGCGGCACTTCGACTTTCGGCAATGGCGTCGAAATCGTCACAGCTTGAGGCGACGCTGGCGTGCGCGACTCGGTCGAAAGTTCCTTCGCGGCTTCGCGCGGAACGATCACTGTCGGCTGCGCAGGTGGCGGCTGGAAACGGGTAAACTTGCTCACTTCGTGTCTCCTTGGGCAACGCTCGGAGCGGACTGTCGCGAAATCAGATTCGGCGAAGCGCTCGACGGGTTCGGCCCCGCGGCAGGCTTGGCTTGCGCCTGCTCTGCCGCGTAGATGTCTGCATAGTACCGCGTCGGACGCGATTCGTCCAGTAAAGTCAAGAGCTGATCGTTAAGCCACGGCGGAAGGTCATGCTCCACGCCAGTTCGCGCGCTGGCGGTCGTCAGGGCCATGGCGGCGCCCACGGCGGCCTGTTTCTCGGCGTCTAGGCCCTTGGGATAGGCGGTATCGAGCGCGGTCAGGTCGGACGGTGTCAGATAGCCAGCCGCGACCAGCAGGCGCGTAGCGTCAGGGCCGACGGTAATCAGCCAGACGCTTCGCAGCCACTTCGCCTCGGCGTCCTTGGGCGGCGGTAGCGGCTTGCTTCCCACGATGCTCTTGGGCGGCACGCCGCGCGGCTTGGACGCTGCCAGACCCTTCAGCAGTACGTTTGCCTCAGTGGCCACGGCATCGCCGGGTAGCGCCTCGGGTGGCGTCTGGTCGATGGCATCGATGCACGACTGTGGCGGCGACTCGATGCGCAAGCGAATCTTGGTCGACGAAAATAGGATCTGATTCCAGTGCGGGGCCGTGACCTCGATGTTCAGGCCGAGCATGCGAAGCAGTTTGTGTCGCGCGAGCACTTCGAGTTCCACGCCCGTCGGTTGACGCGGCATGGGCGCCGCGATAGGCAACTGTCCGGGATTACCGGATGGTTGCGGCGGCGCTGCGATAGGCGCTGTGACAGGGATGGCGCCAATGCTCATAGAGTGATGTCACCTTCCTGCGCGGCGCCTGGAGATTCATCAACGCGTTTTTTGAAACGCGTATCATTCGGAATGTAGACATCGCCTTCCCAGTGACCGCCCAAATGCTTTGTCTTTTCGTTGTAGTAGCGCGATTCGTCAGAAAACGTCGGGTGATTCGGCAATTTGAACTCGTCGGTCATGTGCTGGCCCGGGGTATCAACAGAAAAGTTGGGGTTCTTTTTCCAGAATCCACGCAAATCGTAGTCGCCTTCATACTTGAGCCGATCGGGCAAGGTGCTCTTCCATGCCTGATATTTCGACTCTTCGGACGGAGATAGTTTCGTCGTGTCGACGGTAACATCGCCTTGCAGCGATTGAGAACCATGCGCGGTTCTGGCGATCTTCTCTGCCGCCGACCTTGGCAAGCCAGCGGCTACCGCCGCCGACACAAATTGGTTGGCTGGTGTCTTGGCGGCAACCTCTGCGAGCCGTTTGATCGCTTGCTGATACGACTGCTTGGCGAGGCCAGAAAGTCCAGCGTCGGTGGATTTCGCAATCGCCCGAGCAACTCCAGGGGCAGCGTGAAGCGCCTCTTGAATCGCCGCTGCTGCGATGCCAGCTCCCGGACCATGCGTAGTGCCGACCAATGCCGGAACCACTGCATGCGTTGCGATTCGCTTGATCGCGGCGGCTGGTCCGGTCGGCACAGGCGGCTTGCTTGCTCTGTCGGCGATTGTGGCTTCGATCCTGTTGGCCGCCGAAATTCTGTCGTTAGCGTTAAACAACTTAGCAGCAATGCTGTCGGGATTCGCTTCGGCGTAGGCTTTCGCTTCGGCGAATTTCATGCCCGTAACGTGCTCAACGACCGCATCTCCGATAGCCTTGGACGCCTCTCGGTTCGCCGCGATGGTTGCAGATACGTCAGGATCGCCGGCTAGGTTCTTGGCATAGCCGTTCCTCTGATAAGCGCTTTGCTCAGCGCGCATTCTTTGTGGGCTAACCGCGTTTTTGTCGCCGATGCTTGACTCGAATTCATCTCTGATCTTCTGCAGCTTTGCAGCTACGGCCCGGTCAGAAACGGTGCCATTTTTCAAATCTGATATTCTTTTGTCCATATATGACGCCGTAGTTGACGGCGACATATCTACCGGCCGCGATGCTTCGTTCTCCGCTGATGTAGCGGATTTTTCGGCATCTATTGCGGCTGTTTTCTTTGCCGCCAGGTCTGACTTTGACTTGCTAACAACATCATCAATGGCGGATTCCTTCGCCTCCGAAGATCCAGGCGCATCTATCGCTCTGGTTAATTCGAACAGAGACGGTTCACGTGCCCGAGGAGCGTCAATCTCCCGCGCCAGTTCAGACAGCGGGCGTTCGTCGTGCAAATTTTCTTTTGCCACGTCTGCGGCCTTACGCGACGAACGGGCGGCTTCTTTTGTGGCCTCTTCAGGAGCCCTGCTGTTGGAGTAGATGCTATCTAGTTCGTCTGCAGCCTGCTTCTTCATCGTGTCGGTTGCAGCGGCTAGCTTGGCATCATTGCCGGCAGCTTTTCTAAGCTCAGGGTTTTCGCGAACGACATCGGCCACGGTGTCATTTCGAACGCCAGCGCGAGATTTCTTGTATGCGCCTTGTTCGATATCCTCCATGGCGCGGCCGACGTTGCGCGATTCGGCAGAGCCTCCAACCTTGGACAAGAAAGACGACACCACGGGCGCGGCTGATTCAATGGCCTTGGATGCCAACCCGCTGACGACTTTGCTTGCGGCCGGCATGCTCGCAACGCCAGCGAAGTCACCGATTCCAGCCGGCGCAGCGGCGGCATCTTCCGCGGGCGCCGTTGGCGATGCGCCAGGGACTGAATTTGAGATTTCGTTCGCGAATGGAACGTTCGAAAGCACGCCGCGCGCTGCCGTTCGCACGGTGGCGCCGGGATTGGCTGCTATTTGTTTTGCGGTGTCGATCGGGTGCTCGATCGTGTGCCCAACGAACCCGCCTGCGTTCGAAAGGCTTTCGAGCATATCGCCGAGCGGTTTGTATGGAATCTTTTGTGCCGGCCCTTCGACGGCGTCGCGCGCCGCCTTCAGTTCGTCTGCCGTTGGGCCATGATTGAACTTTCTTGACGTGTCAGGTTCGTCGTCAGGCGGCGCGATGAAACTCTTCGCGGTCTGACGTGGAAGCGGCGACGCGACCGGTTGGCCACCTGCAGCCATATCGCGTTCGTAGTCGGTCATCTCGACCGGCTTTCCGCCATCGGCCAGATCTTTCTCGTAATCTGTCAAGGCAGGCGCTTTCCATGCTCGTCGTAATGCCTGACGACACCGCCGATATTGAGCGACTTCGCGGGAACTGCTTTAGCCTGAGAATTACTAGAAACTGGAACTCGATTGTTGGTCAACCGCTCGGATTCCCCTTCGTGAAGCGGGATGAGGGTTTCTTTTTGATATCTGGAGCGCTGCTCCTTAAGTTCATTGATCTTGCGAGCGATGGCATCGGGGCTTGCACCGGTAACCGTGTACGCTCCGCTTGATCCGATCGACGCGGCTTCCTTTTTCATGGCTTCATCGGTTTTGCCAAGAGGGGAAACCGTCGCCACTGCGATATCGGCGTTCTCTTTCAGCTGCGCGCGCCGCTTTGCCGCGTCAGGAGAGAACACACGCGAACCGTTGTCATCGATGTCTTTTTTGAGTGCTTCCAACTGCGTCAACGCACGTCCATAGTCGGAATCGCGAGTTTGGAAACCCTGGGCTCCACCGCGGCCGGTGGGCACTCTGCCGATTGGCGTGCCGCTTTCGTCGCGCACAATCGTGTCTTCTGATTCGGCGCGGTCAGCGGCGGTTTTCTTGAAATCGTTTTGCAGTTTGTCTACTAGTGCCGCCGCCTTCTGGCCTTTGAAGCCAAGCTTTTCTGCCAGCGCGTATTGACCCGGCTGATCATCTGGGTTTTTCTTGATGTAATCCGACACTGCAGCGACAGCGCCTGACATTGCTGGTTCGCCACCGTGGCCGCCTTTGAGATGACCGGCTTTCGCGTTGGCCAATCCTGCTTCCGCATTGTTCTTCGCGATCGTCGACTCTTCGCCGCGCCGCTTGCGTTCCTCATCGCCGAGCTTGAGATTTAGTTCAACGGCGAGTTTCTTCGCCGCGGTTTCCTTCTCGGCGGCGTCAAGCTTCAATTTTGCGGCCGCTGCGGTTAGACTCGGCGCGAATGATGCCGATGACTGACGTGCCGCCGCTGCATCGAGTTGCGCAGCGATGAGCTTGTCGAAACCAGCGTCTTTAAGCGTCAGGTCTGACATGGCCTTCTGTCGCGCAAGCTGCGCGTCTTGAATGCCGGTACGCTGCGAAACCTCTTCGTCTTTGAGTTGATTCAAGTGATCGACTTGACTCTGATGCCAGTCGTCCATGTTTTTGTTCAGAATCTGCAACGCGTAGTTCGGGCCGTGAGTCAACCCGGCACCATAGGCACCTAATCCGGCGGCAAGCGCCGAGCCGATCTTGAGACCCCAGTTCGTCGAGCCGTCTTCGTTCGAAAAGTAGTCTTTGTATTTGAACTTCTTAATGATGTCTTGCGTCTGCTTCAGCTGCGTATTCGCGGCGAGTTGTGCGGTGTCGAATTGGTCGCGCTGTTTTTGCTGTTCAACCTGCGACGCTTTCAGGTGGTCAACTTGCTGCTGAAGTAGCTGGTTTCGTTCCTCGACGGTCGGCTGCTGCGACTTCTGAACGTCTAACTGCGCCTTGTCGCTGGCTTCGCGCGCCTTAGCTTCTTCGTCTTGCGCCTTCTTGAGGTCATCGGTTTGCGACGGCGTCTTAGGCGCTTCTGGCGTTGCGGCGGGCGACGTAGATGCGGGCGGGACGACCGGCGGCGAGCCGGGCAGGTTGGATGCGATAGCAGGCGCCGTCATCGACTTGGCGATGGCGCTCGAATCGGGCGGTGTGAATGCCGCGGTAGGCTGAGGAACGTCGGTCGGGCCAGGAGTTGCGGCAGGCGCGGGCATCGCCGTAGACAAGTCGGGGATAGCCACGGGCGGAGGCGGCGCTGCAAGCATGGCTTGCACCTTCTCGGGGTCTTGCGCGTTAGGGTCGAAGACCGGCGGTTGCGTTGGGTCGACAGTTCCAACGCTCATTTTCGCTTACCCTTCTCAAGTTCCATAATCCGCTTAGCAAGCTCAGACAGAATTGCCGTATTGCTAAGCGACAATTTGCCAGTATCAACCACGCGCATGCCGTCTTCTCTCTTCTTGACTGTCGACGGTATTACTTTTTCCAGTTCATCGGCTAGTACGCCGAACTGTTCACCGGGGCCATCTTCTGGACTGATATAAGTGTATTTTACGCCGGTAACGCCTTTTCCAAGCGCATCGGCAAGTCCGACCTTTTTGATGTTCTTCTTTGCCTTCGGGTCGGAAAGGATCGTCGAAAGCACGGTTCCGCCAGCGCCGAGTAATGCGCCTGTCTTAGCCGCGTCTGCCTTTTCCTTTTCGGTTTGTGCCGTTAGTTGCTGACCGGTTGACGTCACGCCCTGGCCGGATTGAGTTGCCGATGCGTTGTTAAGGTTGGTCTGTTGATTGACGTCTGTGGTCTGCTGACCAGTGTCTCCAGCGCGAACATTGCTAAGCGTTGACGCCAACGCATTACGAGCGTTCGCCTGTTCGGTAGCGCGCAATGCGGTTGTGTTGGCGTTGTTGGTTCCTGCGACGGCAGCGCTGCCAAGCGATGCCTGGCGAAGCGCGGCGGCAGGATTGTTTCCCTGGAGTGCGGCGGCGAGCCCATACTGTCGAGCCGCGTCGATAGATGATTGATTTCGACCCTGGATTTCGGCGGCACTAGGAACCGCGCCGTTGGCGGCATCGGTGAGACCCTGGATAGACGATTCTTGCTGCGCTCGCGTTTGGTCGGTTTGGCTACGATCTCCGGCGGCCGCCGCGCCAGCCGCGTTCGCCTGTCCGGACAATGTGTCGGCAAGCGACATCGCCCGGTCATGGTCAGATTTTGCCGCTGACGAATCAATCGCAGACCCAGGCGCCAGCAATGAACCTAGCCCCGTCGGAAGGCCAGGAATCGAAACCCCAGACGCATCGGCCAAACTGCCAGCGTCCTTGATGGCGCTTCCTGTGGTCAGGTTTCCGTTTGCATCAACACCTGCCGTTCCGCCACTGAAACCCTGTGTTAGGTCGTTCTTGACCTTGTCGGTATTGCCGCTTGCAATGTCAACGCCCGCACGCACCTGACCTGCGATCGGGTTGTCTTTGGTGACTGCATCTTCTACGGTATTGATACCGGCGTTGATGAGCTGAGAGGACTTGTCGCCCTTGAAGTTGGGGTTATCGGTCGCGGGTGCACCAGACGGAGTTATAGGTGCAAACATTGGCTGATTTCCGGCCATAACCGGGGTGCCGTCGGGCTTGGTATATGCTCCGTTAGCGCTTAGCGTCGCTCCGTTAAGACCTCCGGCGTCAGTTCCGGGCAATGGCTTGCCGTCTGTTCTGCCAGTAATCGTCAACGTTCCGTCAGGGTTGACAGAATATGTGAGACCCTGAGAAGTCAATCCGCCGGGCAGAGATTGTGCCTTCTGCGCCGCTTGGACTTGAGCAAGAGATTTCGGATCGGGTTGCCCGTTGGCTCCAACTATGAGCCCGGAGCCGGGGCCCGACATCACCTTATAGGTTCCGTCTGCCTGTGGCGTGGCCTGCCCCACGCCCGGGACATTGATGGTCGGCCTTGCCAACGCCGCCGCGGATGCCGCGTCCGCAGCCCTCTGCTCAGGTGTAACATTAGATGCCGCCACGTTTCCCGCGGCCGATGCCGCCGCGGATGCGTTCTGACCGGCCCCAGCAAGCGCAGCGTAATAATCAGCCAGGGACATGCCGGGCGGCGGCGTAATGTCTGCCATTTAGTTTACGGACCTCTAGTTGAAGTCGGCTGACGCGCGAGTCCGCTACGCAAGCCAAGGGTTTCGCTAACACCTTCGACGCGAAAGCCTGCGCCGGTAGACGTCTCAAGCAGCAACAACTTCTGAGCGCTCATTCTCGCAACGCGCGGGCGATTCCATTCCCAGTTCCACAGCGGGAAATTGGCGACCGTCATGGCCCACGTCTTCTCGTTCACGATCGCGGTATCGTCGAAATCCTTGAACATCTGCACGTCGAGCGTGTGGTCTCCCATTGTGCTACCGACGCCGATCAACTGGATCACGCGCTCGAAACCCTTGATGCCATCGACCTGAACCCATGGCGATGCCACGCGCACGCCGTAGGTCTGCCCTGCGTCCGTATAGGTCGCGCCAGAGATGTCCTCCAATATGATGTGAGGTGAATCTGTGGCGATGAGTGCGGCGCCATTCGTAGCGACCGCCGACACGACATGGTCGCCGCTCAGCGTGAGCAGGAACGTTGCCCACATCTTCGAGACGAGATCATAGACGAGCACGCGACCACTGAGGCAGTAGAAGCGAATCTGCGATTGCTCGGGGACAAGGATCGCTGACATGATCGTTTCGCTGGCGTACTTCTCGACGGCGGCGCCGAACGGCGAACCGTCACTGGCCGAAGCGATCGAGAGACCGCGGTCGATCATCTGCATGCCGGGACGGTTCGCCGTCGACTTGAAAAACACGCCATCTTTGAAGCTGACGACGCTGCGCGGATTCGCGGTTCCGATGCCAAGCGCCACGATAACTGGAGTCGGGAAAGATCCATTGCCGGCATCGTCGGGGCCGTCGCCGTTGAACGTATAGACCGCATCGCCTTTGACGACGACGACCTTGTCTTCCATTGATGCGGCGGCGATGGCTGCGCCGTGCGCATCGGCGATGCGAACGATGTTCTGCGAGTTGAAACGCACGCCGTTTCCCGGCGAAATGACATTCGAAAACCACAACTCGGTTGGCTCATCTGCCGACAAGAAGAACACGCGATTGCCGTAGGTGAACAGAAACGACGCGCCCGGGATCGTGTCGTTGTTCAGGATCGCGTTGCCATTTTCTCCGGTGTAAAGTTCCTCGCCAATCGCGATTTGTGTGTCGCTGAACGTGTCTGAGAAGCTGATCGTGTCTACCGTGATGTCGTTGTAGACCTGGCCAAGCTTTTGGAACAGCGCTTCGCTATTCGCGCCGCCGCGATAGATTTCGATGCCCACGCCGAGTCGGCCGGTTACCCTGAGGGTTGGACACAAAACAGTGACAGTGTTCTGTGTGCCGGTCAGATTGACCGACAATGGTACGCTGGTGCCACTGCGCCAAAGCCGGCCCTGCGCATCCATCCATGAATAGACGAGCACATACCAATAGGTCGAATTTGTCGACAGCGCGCCTCCCGCGGTCGACGGCGTCAACGTTGGCGCCTGCGGAGCATAGGCGAATCCAAGTTCAGCGTAAGTCACGCCATCGAATTGACCGATCGTTCCGCCCGGGACGAGTAGCGAATCAACTGCCTCGATTGGACGGCCAGTAATCGGCGCGTCGGCTGGCTGCAAATGCGTCACGGTCACCAACTCGATCCCAAGCACGGTCGCTGAAAAGAAATCATCGGCTTGCAAGCCGACGCGATTCAGGTACGAAATCGCCGCGATGAATTGCGTTCCGCTCAACGGCAACACACGCGTCAAGCCGAGGTTTTGTGAACCAAACTGATCAACATTTCCGCTGGATCCGACAGCGAAGATTGCCTGCGGCGCAGACAATCCCGGCTGAGACCCGATCGCTTGGACCGGTATCCGCATGATGTAGCTGTTGCCGTCACCGGTGACTAGAGACGGAAAAGCGAACATGCAAAAGAAATCGCCGCCGCTCGTCCACGGTTTCGACAGCAGCGTAAGAGAACGGTAAAGCACCGACGGAGGAGCATTAACTCCGCCGTTTGCACCGCCCCACCGGGTTAGATTATTCGTCGTCGGCGATGACGTGACCGTTGTCAGGACTATGAATGTTCCCGACGCCGATGCCGACCTCGTGAATCCAGTTATCTGGCCAATGTTCGCCGTGATGGTTGCATCAGTCGTAAAGGTGACGTTCGCCGTTCGCGTTGCGCCTGCGCTCAGGTCCCATTGCGTGCGCACGCCTTGCGTTGTCGACGCGGTGATAAGAGCAATCTTTCCAGCTGCTCCATAGTCGATCATCCACGATGCTCTACCGAGATCTAGGGAAATGCTCGCGGCAGTTGAATCCTTGATCGCAAAGGCAGTGGTACCAAGCGATGCGGGAGCGAAATCAACCCCTGCCGCCTGCGCTGTGTTGTTGGCATACACGACACTGATTGTGGTTGCGTTTGCTTGGATCGCGTCAAATGCTTGCGATGCGAATGTGGCCGCGAAGGTAGTCGTGGTAAACGTCTTGGACGTCGGTGTCATGCGTCGGAACACGATGCCGACGCCGGGTTCGGCCGTGATAGCAACGGCAAATCCATCGCAGAAAATCACATCGTAACCAAACACGGGAACGCCACCGGCCTGAAAGGTTTGCGCAACTGCCATGTGCCCCGTGGTCGCATCAACCATGTCGAAGTGCATGAGCCCAGACGTCTGCAGATCGGCGTAAAGCAGATAGTAGAACCCTGCCCCCATTGCGACGCGAGGATTGTTGCCGCCAGACTTGATCTTGTTAAGTGCTGTCTGGATCGGACCACGCCGATCGGACGTTGCAATGTTCCAAGCCGTGTCGGCCGGAGAATACAGACCGAGCGGCGAGATGCCCGGCTGCGAAAGCGAAACGCGCGCTCCCTTGTGCGTCGCGAGTTGCCACGGCTGCGGCAGTGATCCACCGACGGGCTGCACCGTCAGCGACTGCGTCAGCGTTCCGAAGCGCTTGACCAGCGAACCGGTCAGGTCGAATTGCATGTTTTCGACTTCGAGGTCAAAGCCAAGCGGCAGCAAATCCGCGGCGATGTCCGTGCGAATGCCCTTGCCGAGCGGAACGAACAGATCGCTTCGACCGCCGCCCATTTCAGACGTGTCCTCGGGTTCGAGGTCGGTTCGATCTTGGCAGGCGGTGCATGTCAGAATCAGTGCGAGAATCCAGCGCATGGTGTGCTCCTTGTGACGGCCCCTGGGAGATTCCAGGAGATGTGGCAAGTATGCGGCCATGCATGAGTTTTTGCAAGCTACGAGAGGTAGTAACTGACGTTGATCCGGTTGATGACATTCGCGCCTGCGGCAGGCATCGTGATAGTGGTCGCCACGCCTGACGCCAGCGACTGGAGAGGCGTCGTCGGGCGGTAGTCCAAGTCTACGATCGCTTGTCCAGTGGCGATGGCATTCCCGGCGTCCCACGCGGGGTTACCCGGTAGGTTCGTAGACGTATGGATCAGCGCTGATGCGCCAACGACGGCGGCAGTAGCGACGCGCACAAGCTGGATACTCGTGATGAAATGCGACTTCCCACCGACGGCCGGCAGCGTCACTGTGACAGCCGTGTTCGCGGCTGCGGTTCCCGTGACGTGCAGGTTCGACGGTGTCAAGGCAAATCCGTTCGTGAGGAACTGCGCTGGGATGAGCCCATCGGCGTCAAGTGGCGCGATGCCATTCGGGAGGCCCATGAGTCGTTCGATCTTCGAGAATGCCGCGTTAATCTTCGAAGCGAGGCGGTTGAGGATCTCGCTGCCACCGGGATAGCCATCGCTGTTGGGCGCGGTGAAATCGATGCGGAAACCAGACGCCATGGGGTTACAGTGACCACGGAGATCTCGGCCCACGAGCATCGCAATCTGTCATTTTCTGCACAGTGCCGCCCATCCTTACCTGGCGAAAATATGACTTCAACTCGCCAGTCAAACCGCTCATGCCGTCGGGACCGTAGGCGCGAAGAATCAGCTTCGTCGGGTCGAGATCGTCATCGCGAAGCATCGCTGGAATCGCCGTCGTCAACTCCAGCAACTCGCTGAATTGCTCGATAATTGGGTCAATGAACGCTTCGGCCCACGTCCACGGCGTAGAATCAACCACGGTCGTAAGCGAAGTCGTTTCGAAGAACAGATCGACGTTCGTGGCGCCAGCCGAGACGTAGACCATCGTGCCCAGACCGTTGGTCGTTACAGCGGTCGATGCCCGCGTGACGAGAAATGGTACCGACACGCCATCGCCGGGCTGATTGACAACATAGACGCCATTGTTGTTGTCGACTTCATTCTTGATGAGGATCAGATCTCCCGCAATCGTAGGCGAACCATCGAGCGTTAGGATAGCGACGGTCGTACCGAACAGCGTATGGCCTAAGCCAATACCCGACGATGTGTGGGGCGGAATGGCTGCCGTTGATGCCAGCCGCACTGTCAGATCGGCGCGAATGTTCTTCGCTTTTGGACAGAACCACAGCCGATAGTTACCGGCAGCGCGAAACGATGGCTCGACGAAAAGCGTGTCGCCCATGATGCGGATTGAATTGCCGCCGTAGTTTGTGGTGCCGCCGAAATTGGCGGGAAACCAACCACCGGGAGCGCGACGATTGGCCCATGAAAAAGACCCCAAAGAATACTCATTTGGCTGGTCGGGTGACCAGCAAACGTCGATCTCCCCGAAGAAATTGCTCGGCAGTGGAAACGACGCTGACCCTCCGCTTATCAATGAGAAATCGACAGAGGTAACCTGAAAATCTGGACGCGCCGACGATGCCAGTCTCCACATTGAATTGATCGAACGATTGAGCAAAAAACGCCATTCCCCGTCTGTAGTTCGTTCTCCATTGTGGGGCCCGACGCCATTCACGCTTTGATCGCTGCGGTATTGCGCGCCTTGGATTACGTCGCGAAACTTGGTGCTCATCGCGAATGCCTCCGAATGTATGCAGCAGCCGCAATAAGAGTTTCAGGAGATTCCTTCGCATACCCGATTGCGCAGTTGCACCCAGCGCAAAGCAAATGATTCGCAATACGCTCCGCACCGATCATGGGAAATGCTACCACGTTCGGTGCGGAGTCGTTCATATCAAGAACAGGCAGCCACGAACGATTTCAGCGCGTCCGCGAGCTTGCTTGCATCGCCGGTATTCATGGCTTTGAGAATCGACTTTGCCGCCATGACCCGGTCTTGCTGCATTTCCTCATTGTCGTCGCTTCCGCCATCAGCGTCGTCCTCGCTCATGTCGGCGCCGTACTTTTTGTCGGGCGGATCCATGCCTCCGACAACGTCGTCCAGAAAATCTGGCTTTGCCATTACGCAGCCTCCTGCTCAATTTCGACAACCACCTTGCAAACACCCTGCGCGTCGGCGGCGGCGCCAGCCGTGCTAAACGTGGTCAGCACGAAGCTGCCGTTGACGTTGAGGTTGTCTGTGGTGATATTCGTGTCCCAACCACCTTGGCCAGCCGTCGCCAAACCGACGACGCCAAGCCAAATTCTGGCGATACGGCAAGGCGAACCGGGTCGGCATGCCACGCCATTTTCGAGGTACTGGAACGTGTAAACGCCAGTTCCGGTATAAACGACCGACAGTTCATTCTTGAACTTCACGGTGCCTGCGGTGATAGAACCCGCTGCGCCGGTAAACTCGCCGGTAAACGCTCGCGTCCCCTTTCGGGGCCAACGCTGAACAATGCTTCCAACTGCCATTTGTTTTTCCTTTTTTGAACCGCTGCCGAGCCCTTGCGAGCCCGGCAGCGAAGTTGGATTAGCTCAGGACGATCGTCAGCTGATGGCCGGGAGCCACGCACTCGACCTGCGGATACCCGCCGACCATGCACGAGATGTTGCCCGTGGTCGGATCCTGGAAGATGCCAGGAGCCGCGCCGAGCTGAGTCGGCACGATCGCCGGGAAGTCGGTGCCCCACGAAACGAGGTTCCACTCGTCCAGGATGAGCCCGAAGATGAGGTTCTTCGGGCAGAACTGCGGCGCGAAAACCGTCGCGGTTCCGTTCGGCGTCGACACCTGCCAGCCCTGGAAGGAGATCTCGCCCTTGCGGGGAGTCGACTTGTACGGGATAACGACGATGGACTTTGCCTGCAACGACTTGCTCAGCGTTGCCCACATCTTGGGATGCATGTAGAACGTGATACCTTCGCTGCCATTGGCGCTGAACTGCATCAGGGCCGCAATACCGTCGATGAATGCGCCCTCGATATCAGACAGCGACGCGGTCGCGAAGATGCCCTGGAGGCGCGGGTCAACGGTGCAATCGACGCCGAACAGAGTGCCCGGGGTCGCCTGGAGCCAGCCCTGAACGCCGGTCATTGCGATCTTCGTGGCGCCCGTGTTGCGTTGATTTTTGAAAAAGATGAAGTCGTTTGCCGCTGCGATCGTGTTGACCACGACGTCGCAGAGCAGAGTGCCTGCGCTGAACGACAGGATCTTCTGAACGGTGATGTCACCGACCTTGAGTGCGCCAGTGGTGCGGGCCGCCGCGAAGTTGAGCACGTCACCGACGGCGTACTTTGCCGAGTCGTCGGGATCGACGAGCGTCAGAGTCGTGGTGCCGATACCAGTCGCCGAAACCTGGCCAACCGACGGGAAGCCGTCCGACCACGCCTGAATGCTGGCATGACGACCGACCTTGATGAGAGCGCCGTCGATTTCCTGCTTGATTGACTGCACGAGCGTGCCGGGACCATTCGCGCCACCGGCAGCCGCAAGGCCGCTGAGCTGCGCAAGGTTGGTCATCTGCACGGGCGTGACGAGGAACTGAACGCCCTTGGTCGGGTTCGCGATACCGGTGACGCCTTCCACGTTGGACGGCACGCCAGCGCCTTCGTACGAGACGGCGATGACGTCGGCCTGACCCGAAATCTTTTTCAGCTTCTTCTTGAGCTGACCGAAAAACGAGTCATAGCGAAAGACGAGATTGTTGATGACGGACTTCGTCCGATAGAGCCTCATCAGCTCGTACTGGACGTCTGCGAATTGTGCGGGAGCAGATACCTGTGCCATGGGAAACCCCTAGATTCAGAGGCGTCCTCGCGGTGCCTTAGTCGATGCCGAACCTTTTGTTGAAGTCGGCGATCGCGTCCTCATAACTTCGTTCGTCATGACCGACGCGCGCGGCAGGCGGAGACGTCTCGTTTTGACTGACCGTTTTGCTCGTCTTTTTGGGTTTCTCGGTGGTATCTGGCTCGTCGGTACCTTTGAGTTTTTGCTCGATTCTGCGGGCGAGGTCCGCCATGTTCGGTGCGACCTTAAACTTTCCGTAATAGCGTTCTGCGGCTTCTTTGACCATCTCGACGGCGCTTGTGTACTCCGTGCCATGCTCTTTGTTGAAAGCGCGAATCGCCTTCGGGTCGGTGAGCGTTGGCAATTCGTCGGCGACACTTTCGATCGTCTTCGAGACATAATGGCGAACGATTCGATCGTCGTTCAGTTCTTTCAACTGCGCCTTCATCTCGTCGAGTTGTGCTTTGCCTGTGTCGGTCTGCTTGAGCGCTTCCTGAATCGCGTCCATCTTCTTCGTGATGGCGGCGAGTTCTGCGGTGCGCTCGGCAGTCGATGCGGCGGGAGTGCCACCGTTGGCGGTTGCGGCTTCGGTGTCCTGCTTCGAAAGGTTTTCGATCGCGAGCAGCGTGTCTTTGACGGCTTGCTCGACGGGCCCGAGCTTCGCGGCGGTCGCTGGCGCGGCAACAACCGGTTCGACCTTTGCGGCGACCGGCTCGGCCTTGCGCTTCGCGGCCTGTGCGGCTTTGCGGCGATCCTTGGCGCGTGCTTCGATCGCCTTCAGATCGGCGGTGTCATCATCGGCAGCCTTCGCGTCGACCTTGGCCTTTTCGTCGCGCTTTGCGGCGACTTCATCTTTCGGTTTGCCGTTGACTTCGCCGGGGCGGTCGATGCGTGGCGCTAGGTCTTCGATATTGTCGAAACCAAGTGCCTCGTGAATATCGGACACGTCGCCGAAGTTCGGCGGCGCATAGTCGGCTACGCCGTCGGTAACAGCGGGTGCGTCAGTGACTGGAGTTGCGATCGAACCGTCGGCGCTCATATGTCTATTCTCCTGGTTTTGTTGGTTTCTCGTTTACGATACCGCCGCGCCGTTGAAGCCCGGCGGCGGTGCGAATTCATGATTCTGTAGCGGCGCTATGCCACCTGGATTAAGCGGCGCGGGTTGATTGCCGACCATTCCGCCAGCGCCTGGAGGCCCAGCGGTAGGCGCAGCGGACGCATCCGACGCTTTCGCCTTAGCCGTTAGGTTATCCATCCAGTTTTGAAGCAGATCGAGCCGGTGCTGATCCATCTTCGGCTTGGACGCGATGCCGGTCAGCCACTTGTACGTCGCGTATTTCAGCGCGTATTTCGGCTCCAAGCAGTCAGGTGGCGCGATGTACTCGCCAGACTTCAGCATCTCCGCGATGATCGCTTCGGTCGCATTCTGCGACGCGAGATTCATATTGAGTTGGCCCTTCAGATCGGGTAGCTGGACGATCTGTTGGAACTGGTCTTTGTCGAGTGCCCCCATTTGAAGCAAGTCGCCAGCAGCGGCAAGCTTACCCGTAGGCGACGTCGGCAACGCACCGATCGGAAAGCGCTGGATGACATAGTCGCTGGCGCCGAGGTTCAGTTCACTCGACTTGACCTTGCGAAGGAAACGCCCGTTCGGCGACTTGATGCTGATTTCGTAGTCGGGAATTTCAGCGACGGCATCGAGTAGCAACGTCGCGAGATCAACGTGGGCTTGCTGATACTGGAGCGCCGGCAGCGACAAGCGGTCTTGCGCGATGTCATTCCATTCGCGCTGCGCTGGCGCGCTGTTCAGGCCATTGGGGCGTGTGCCGATTGCATTCTGCGGGTTGATCCCCGTCATTTCGAAGCCCTTGCCCCACGCCGCGTCCTCTTCCTGACGAAGGGCCAACAGCGCTTGCCCGATACCAGGGTCAAGGGCTGTCAACGTGCTACCAGGCGGCACGCTAATGACGTCGCCGATGGCGTCGCTGCCACCGCGAACCTGCACCTCGACTTGCGCGCCGTCGGGACCACTGGCGAGATAACGCGGCACCGCGCAGAGTCGCAAGATCTGTGAGCGGCGTGTTTTCATGCCGTCAATCTCAAGCTGCAACTCGCTAACGATGGCCGCAATAGACGTGGGATAAGCGCCAGTCACGGGCGTCGAATACCCGAAGATGACGTAAGGCGCGTTCTTCTGCGTACCGGGTTCGATCGGCTCGTCTTCGAGCAGCACCGACTCGGTCAGGATGACGTGACGACCAGAACGCTTGCCGATCGGGTCGCTGAACAGCTCGAATACGATGACGTGCGACTCTGTCGACGTGTGGTCCGGCGTGACAAGCGCGGTGCCTTGGTCGTTGTAAAGTCGGTTGATCTTCTCTTCGCGCTCGTCAGTTTCTTGCTGTGTTTCACCTTCGACGGGCGATAGGAACTTCACGACGAGCGCCGTGCGGTCAAGCGTCGCGCGCTGGACGCGAATGCGCGGCTTGCCCCGGTGCGCGTCTGCCGGGTCGTACATCAATTCCCACGAGGGAATGAACTCCACCTCAGGGCCATCGATGCCGTCGATCTCCTTGACGATGCCGAGATCGAAGACGCACGAATGCAGCGCTGCCTTGCGCAGCTCGATTTCGCTCGACGTCTGTTCGATCAACGCGTTCGCAGCGTCGGTGCCGGTTTCGGCTTTTTCCTCGTCTTCTTCGCTGCCGCCGTTCGTCAGGTACTGGACGCGCGTCTCCGACTTGGCGTAACGGCTCATCGCCGTATCGACCAGCGTGCGCGTCAGGTTGCGCGTGGTGCGTCCGCTGATACCGGCGCTACCGATCGGCGCGGCGGCGCGCTCCTCGAAATCCGCAAGCGAATAGACGGGGCGTCCCGTGTACTGCGAGGCCCAGATCAAGAAGTCGGTGCGCCGCTGATTCTCGCGCTCCGAATGCCAAAGGCCATCCGCGAACGTATGCGCCGCCTGGCGAAGTTCCTCGCCAACGACGCGCGGATTCCACCAGGCCTGGCCAGGACTGCGAAGTTGATCGGACAGTGGACTCTCCGTCGTGGAGGGTCGCAGAGGTGGCTTTGGTGAAAACGCCCGATCGCTCGTTTGGCGCTTCGATAGTGGTAGCGCGGTTACGGGGCTATGTCAAGTGACATCACGTGTATCGTAGCGTCGTGACCATATGTGACGATATGTGTCTATTCCAGCGGAAGTCTGTCTAGACGCATCGCTTCTAACCGACCGATTCTCATGGTGCAAATTGCTTGCGTTTTCAGATAGCAAATTGCTTTTCAGCAACAAAATCGTGGTATTGCAAGGTCGCAAACTATCAAGTTGACAGCCGATATCGAATGATCCGATCTTACTCCTATCGTTTGCGCAGGGGCGTGTGTCCAGGGTGGTAACGAGACAGGAGCGACCGAGCGAAGCGAGTGGAGCGGAGAGGGGAAACGCTCGACGTGAAAAGTGTTGAGGTCGCGATGGTCAGGGCGTAGAGTCAACGCATGGCTTTCGTACCATGGTCGACGGTTCCAGCGTCATCGCCCGACCTTCAAGGTCCATGGCTTATTTACGCGCTTGTGGATCCCGTCGATGACTGCATTCGCTACGTCGGGGTTACCGGCGAAAGCCTTGAGACGCGGCTTGCTGGTCACTTGGCGCAGCCTACGAACCGCAAAATGCGTGAGTGGCTAGATGCGCTGAAGGCCGCTGGCGCTAAGCCAACTATTCGCCTACTCATCGCGGTAGACCACGGATGGCAACGCGCCGAACGCGCTTGGATCGCATGGTTCTTGAGGCGCGGTGAACTGTTGAACGTCGACCCGGGCGGCCTATGGAGTGCCCCCATTTGAAGCAAGTCGCATGCTGCCACGTTTCGACATGCCGTAAGTCTACAACTCATTGTTCGGATCCTACTCCGGATGGGTAAATCGGCCTTTCGTCGCAACTTGGTCAAATTTGAATAGACAAATTTGACTATAGTGGTAAGAAATTACCTACATTGCTAACGCTGTCGCCACGTGGTAACGGTTTAGTGCGATCTGACGCCACGCGGATACAATGCCTCCGAATATGGCCCTACGGCGTCAGATCGCACTTTCATGGCCCGCGCCGAAACCAAAGGAAACCCACCATGATTTTTGTGTTCGGCTCCAACCTTGCCGGTCGTCACGGCGCTGGCGCAGCATTGCACGCTAGGAACGCATGGGGAGCCAAATACGGCGTTGGTGAGGGTCCGACGGGGTCTGCTTATGCCATACCGACAAAAGACGAGCACATCAAAACCAGGGCGCTCGTGGATATCAAGGCGTCGGTAGATCGATTCCTGGACTATGCCCGCTGTCGCCCGTTCGAGACGTTCCAGGTGACGCGCGTCGGGTGTGGATTGGCTGGCTACACCGATGACCAGATCGGTCCTATGTTTCGCGGGGCACCGAGCAATTGCGTCTTGCCGACCGGATGGGGAGTCTAGCCGCTACCCACAATCCCCACGTCAAGTTCCTTCGTAATCGCCAGTAGCAGCCCAGCGGCAAATTCGCCTTCGCCGAGGTACCGCTTGACGACGTCTAGCACGTCTCGGCGGCCAGCCAGCACGCCGCGGTTGTAGCCGTCAAGCCATTCGCTGACGTCGTGTGGTTCGGTGTCGTGATCGTCCATGCACGTATGATACGCGTGCAATTTGCGATCTGTGAGTGGCGGGTGCTGGAGTCGAACCAGCTGTCTTTTGGGTATGAGCCAAACGAGATACCATTTCTCCAACCCGACAAAACGACTCCTTTGAACACCCGGGAGTCACGGGCCCGATCATGGTCCGTAGATTGCGGACCGAAAGTTCGTGGACCGCCGGTGAATCGAACACCGAACTCAGCCCGTGCAAGGGGCTAATGCTTCCCAAAGCGCAGCCCTGACGTCGTTACGGCGTCGGCGTGGCCAGAGACGCGGCAACACCTTGAAGGGTCGTCACGGCGACGCCAAGCGCGTTCACGTCATCTGCCGAGAGAGTCACGGGAGTGGCGAGCTTCGCATCGACGGCGGCCTTGACCGCGTTCGCTGCGTCGAGAACAGCCTGAACCTGAGCAGAAACCATGTGAACCTCCTCACGAACGGTTGCGATTACGATGACATGCCAAGCTGAGGCAAGTGCCAGAATGATAAGCGCGATGGCGATAGAAATCAAGACTTTCCCTTGCGATACCACTTCTCGATGTCGGCTGGCGTCAATTCGACGTGCGGCGGCAACGGCTCGCGCGTCGATGGCGGCGAATACTCTTTCGGATCGCGCACATAGACGACCTTGACTTCAGTTCGCTTCGGCTTTTTCGACATTGGGTTCTCCTTCTTCGCGCATGCCAAGAATGTCAGCGCCTTTCGCGCATAGGGCAGATGAATCGACGTGCAACTCCAAGCCGCCACATCCATTCGGTACGGCGTCAGCGGCCAGATCGCACTGACGACAGTCGACGGTGTGACGAGCGAAGTGCCAACCGTTGATGCCGGCGGTTACGTGTGATTCCATACTCGCCTCCTAGTCGTCTTCGTCGCCGAACGCGATCTTGAAAACCAAGACCAATGAATACGCTAAAACCGCGACCGTGCATAGCATGAAGATGCCTTCGGAGGTCATTGCCGATCTACCTCCCGTTGCAGCCACCAGATCGCCTTACGCAAGTCTTGCGCGTAGTCGTCTTTCTTACCTGCGCGCAGAATGTACTTAACCGCATTACCAAGGTGCAGGCCGAGGTTAAACGCCTCCATGACGTCCACGGCCTCCATGCCAGCGTCGGTTTTGTAGTGCGCGGGGGAGGTCACAGGGTCGTCTGTGGCGCGCTTTTGTGGCTGCTGCTGCGTCGCCACTGCATCGTCTTGCGTCCAGCATGCGCCGCGATGATCGGTATCCATGAGGCAGCCTCCGCGATGCTTTGTGCTCACTTCTCTTCCTCCCGGTCAAGCCACGTCTTCAGCCCGTACATCGACGTAAATACTAGCTTACCCAGGTCGAGAGCGCGCACGATTTCGGCGTGCGTGCCAGCGCTGTGCTCGTGGCCTGGAACCAAGATGACGGCGTCGCAGCGTTCGAGCATCGCCATGTGACCGGCGGCCCACACTTCGTCGGGCAATGCGCCTTGGAAGTTTGCGGTATTGAGGTGAGGGCAATATGCTACGCAACCGGTTTGCCAGACTTGCAGCGCAACGGCTTCGGCAGCGCGGACGTTGAGCACGATGCCCCAGTGAGTGGGGCTTCTGTAGGCGCCCGCCACGTAAATTATGCGCACTTGGCTTCCTTTCCAAACAACTCGGGCAGAAGTTCCTTGACGCAGTTCGTTTTCGTTGCTCATGAATATCTCCTTTTCAGGAACCCGAGACTCACGCTCATCAGGTCAAACCGACCTTCGCGTACCTCGTGCAACACCCAAATGCCGCGCTTCGTCGCCTGCCCTTGCGGCCCGAGGTATGGCTCGTCGTGAAGGTAACATATGCCAGACATCAAGGCCATCTGTTGGGTGTTGGGATGCACGGCGATGTCGACTTTTTGAACGTGACCCATGACGCACGATCGATGTCGCTGACGAAGCATCGCGGCGGCGCTTGAACACGGACGGCCCATAACGCCCGTCGTAAAGTAGTGCGAAAATTCTACGCCGTCGATCGTCGCCACTTCTAGAAACGGATGCACGCGCCAACCGGCTTCGCGATACCCGAGATCATCGAGCGAAATCTTGCCAATCAGCTTCGGGTTGTTTTGCGCTTCGCGTTCGATCCTGGCCTCGTGATTTCCAAGCGTCATGCGCATGTCGGGGCGATACTGCCGGCACTTGCGCACGGGGTCTAACAGTTTGTTCATCGACTCTTTCGCGTTCGCCATGTCGTCGATGTAGCGCGTTCCTTCAGATTCCGCCTTACCGACAGCATACGAATTCAGGCTGATCATGTCGCTGAAATCGCCAATGCAAATCAGAACATCTGGACGCTTTTCTGCGATGTAGTTACCGATCCATCGCAAGTGATCGTTCTGAACACCGGGGCGCGATTGAACATCAGGGATGACCAAATGCGAGCGCCATTTCCGTTTGCTCAAGTTGCTCCTGTTTTACGGCGCGGTCTTTCTATGCCACTCCTCGAAAAAAGAGTATGCGCTGTCAAGTAACCTGCGTATAAACGAGCGCTTCATTTGTCCTTTGTGTCGCAGAAATGCTCGCGCCCGTGGCAGTCAGCGCCAAGTTCGATGTCGATATGGCGCTCATCCATCATTTCGTCAATCTTGCGATCAAGTGACGCATGTCCTTCTATGCGCGCCTGCCCCTGTGCCTTGGCCCACATGATGAACCGAAGTGAACTAGCCATCTTTCGGAACGCTTCCTGACGATTCTGTAATTGCGAGCGTTGTGCCTCCGATTCGCCGACGGCTCCCGATGGCTCGTGAGTGAATCGCACGCCAGTGTCGCGTTTGTTTCGGTTCTGACCGCCCGCGCCGCTACCTCGATAGCGTTCTTCCCGTAGGTCGGCCGTGGTGATTGTGAACAGTTTTTGTTTGCTCATTCGTCCTTATCCAGCTTCAACCATTCGCGCGACAAGTAGCAGTAAAGCGTCCCGTCGCGAACGTCGCGGATCGTGCCAGCGTCGGCGTTGACGCTCCAGAACATCGCGACGTTGCCCCACAGCGCCATCAGCGACTTGGCTTCGCTGCGCAACTCGGCGAGCATTGCGGAGTTGCTCATCGCATCTCGATTCGACAGCCCGGGCACCAAATGCCCATCGTGCAGGGCCCGTTGATCATGCACGTGTGCGCGTTTCGCTTCTTCGGGTCGCAGTTGAAGCAGAGTTGATTCGAGTAACCGACCGGATCGACCGATGGGTCGTAGCCACCGCCGCACTTGATACACTTCGGAAGCGCATTGTTCATTTGCCGCAACCCTGGACGCTTCGGCGTCGGCCGAAACGTCGCCTCCCAATTGTCGCGGTACTTCGCAGACGCTGGCCGCGATGAGAACGACGGGTCGAGGAATTTGGTCACGGCTTCAACGCCTTAGCGAGTCCCGACTTTCTCTTTCGCTTCTCGCCCGATTCGCTATACGCGATGGCAACTGCTTGCTTGACCGGGCGTCCAGACTTGACTTCGGTCGCGATGTTCTGTTTGAACGCTGACTTTGACTTACCGGGGATCAGTGGCATGGCGTCTCCTTGAAAGTATCACTCATATTTTGGCCTGTCTGGATTCGGGTTGGCAAGCATCGCCTTCAGAATGGGCGAGTCGAAGATGGTCTTCGGCGGCGGTTCCGCCTTCTCCAGCCAGTGATACGAGTGTCTGAACCCATAGAGCACCGCATCGGCGATATCGCTGTGTGGCACGTCACAGAACGTCAGGATGCCCTTCGCTTTCGCGTCAGGATCCCATTGTACCAGATCGCAGTCCTCGGCAAAGACTGAATTTACTGGCGCAAGAAACTGTCCCGTGATGAGCGCGTCATCTAGGAGCGCCACGTGCTCCGCCTTGCGCTGCTTGTCTGCGGCTTCGACGGGGATCTGCCAGCGCAGTTTCAACTCTTCGCCGATCTTCTTCCCAAGCGCACCGAGGTCGCCGATGCACGCCATCGGTTTGAACGTGATCCATTCTGACTTGAGCTGATTGCCAAGCTCGGTGATGCCTTGTTTACGAGTGATGACCTCTTTCACGAGGCGCAGTCGGCGATCGTGCGGCGCCCACCCGAGCACCGCAATCGCGTCGGCATCGTCGAAGCCGATGTCAAAACACAGGATGTAGTGCCACCCCGGCTCGGGCTTGAACTGCCAGTCACAAGCGTTGCGCGAAGCCAAGTAATGGAACGCGAGCGCATCGGCGTCCGTGACCCACTGTCCAAGGTACTGGCGAACGTAAGCCGGCGTTTCCTCTGTCCAGTTGCGCCGCGCGCGAAGGTCAGAGAGGTATTTCTCAGTCGAAACGCCCGACTTCTCAGCCAGGAACGGGTTATCGGCGATGGTCCAAAAGAAGTGCTCCCAGCCGTCTTTTGCATCGCCGACGTCGATGTCATAGAAGTACCCAGCCGCGATTGGCCCCGGCGTACCGACGACGTCCAACTCGCCGTTGTAGTCCATCAACGACGGTTCGATCACGTCGTCGACAAGCTCAGTCATGATTGACTGCCTGATGCTTTGCGCTTCGTCGATGATGACGCGCTTGAATCCGCCCTCGTACCCGCGGATCTTGTCAATCTCGTTCTGGTCTTTGGCGCCGCCGAGGAAGATATGCGGCTCATTCGGCACCGACGAGAACTTGATGAATGCTTCGGTTTCGTTCAACACGCCGCCTAGCCCGAGCTTTTGATTCAGCTTGCGAATCGTCGGCCAGACACGGCGCTTTGCGTTCTTGAGCGTGTCGGTGACGTAAAGTTGGTTGCCGTACGGCGGGTCGAACACGCCATCAAGCAGTCGCAAGCCTTCGTGCACGGTCTTGCCGACACGGCGAGGAGTGCGCACGGCGTTGCGCTTGCCGCGCGTCTTGACGTACTTGCGGCCCGCGTCGTGACACAGCGGACCAGCGTCGAAGCGTATGCCTTTTTGTTGCGCTATCCCACGCAAGCGCGCCTGTTCACGCTGAGCCGCTCGCAGTAGGTCGCGATTGTTCACGGCGTTCGTTCTGCCGCAACAAATAACCCGATGATGACTGACAGCACGAACGCTACGGCCCAAAGCGCGTACGACTTGCCGTGCTGGCCATCTTCGTAGGCATGGCGGCTCAACCCGCACAGCAGAGTATCAGCGACGAGACACAGCGCGATGAGAAGCGGTTTCATGATCCCCTCGGGAAGTTCAAACAGGCAAACTCTCCATGCAGAGCATATGCCCATTCGTCATAGACGCGGGCGGCTGCCTCAATGTCATGGAAATATCCGATGGACTTCTTGGTCCCGCCGACCCTGATTTTCGAAACCCAACACGAGAAATTCCACCGCTTGTCTGTGTATTTGCATACTCCCTTGAAGCCGCTGGTGTTTGATTTCTTGCGCGTACAATTCGCCATATTCTGAAGGAAAGTGGCTGCCCTTAGGTTTTCTCGCGTGCAATTCAGCCGGTTTCTGTCGGCATGATCGATCGTGTCTCCAGATATCCCCATTCTTCTGGAAATCAACGAATGAAGATAGATAGTCGGCTTTGGTCGATACGCATATCCCTGGGAATGCATATACCAAGAAACGCTTACCGCCGACTCGTGGTCTTGTGGATCGACCCATGCGAAACCACGCTCACGCACCAGAGGAACTGGCATCGCGTCCAAGGAAATCATATCGAATCCGGTGTGATGACGGGGTTGTAGTTGCATTGGTGGATTACCCCGAACGCCCATTTCTGGAGGGGCAGGCGCTTCATGAGCACCGCGCGATCCTCACCAAGCAGAGCCCGCGTCACATCGAAGGCAAGCTCGCGGGGCTTGCTGAACCCCGTGTCGGTTCGCTCCAGCATGCGCTGCCGCAAGTAGAACAGCTCCAACTCACGATGATGCGACCACGCCGCGAACCCCCAAATCACCTCAGGGTCATCATCGAACGTGGCAATTTCGATGTTGCAATTGCTCACCAGTTCGACCACCAGTTCGCGGAACATCTCTCGACTAGCAGAACGACCGCCGTGCGTCGCCACGATCGCGTCGACCGAGGTTGCGAGCACATACGGTTCCTCGCCCTCGATCGACCGGTCAAGCGGACGCACGACGATGTGGCTCATGATGCTTTGCCTTTCTTGCGGAACTCTTTCGCTAAGCGACTCATCACGACAAAGAAGTAATCGTCTGCGGCGTCGGCTACGTCCTGACTTCGCATAGACTCATCTTCATCAATGTTGAATTCGTCGGGTTGCGTTTCGTAACGGTCTTTGAACGCGTCGCCGAAGTCGCTACCTGCCAACTCGGCCAACTCGGCATAGCACCAACGTTCGACCGCCGCTTTCTGCTTGGCAGTTAGTTTCATGATGCGAGTATCTCCTTCTTTTCGGTCAGTCCCGGTTCTTTGATCGGGGTCAGCTCGCGGTAGTTCTTCAGCGTAAACCGCGCCGGGAACACTTGGTCATTCTGCCAGAACAGCACCGGCCCCAGCACGACATCGTCGCTTTGCTCCCACTTGTCAGGCTGGCCCGGGAACAACGACGACGGCCGCAAGCGTTTGATCGTCAGCATAGCATAGACGACGATGTCTTCGTCGTCTGGAACCTCGCCGGTGATCGCTGCATCGGGGTGCGCTGCGGCCCATTCGGGCGAGGCACCACGGCGCATTTCAATCGCCGCCGTGTCGACTTCTTCGGGGTAGCTGCCGCGATACTGGCGCGACAGAGGGTTTGACTTGGCGGCGCTCATTTGCGGTTCCTTACCGCCTTCATGACAGCTCTCCGATCCCGTAGTCGTCGCAATACTCAGTGCAAGCGATCTCGAAGCTGCTTGGCTGAATCAGCTTGTGCACGTCCTTCGCGGCCCGTCTGATGAGAAACTCGGCGCGATCACAGCGCCGCCGCAATTTCAGCACGTCATCATATGCGACCGACCACCCAAACTGGCCTGGCGTGGCGACCTGGCCCGGATCGGTGCCGCCAAGCGCCGCAATGCTGACTCCAACCAGTTGAACACGCAGTCTGTCGGCGTCGCGTGCGTCACGGAGGATAGCCTTGATTTTCTTAAACGGATTCATGTGATTTCTCCTTGGTTTGTTTTTTCTCTCTTGGCTTCGAGTTGCTTGATTCTCTCATCGACGATGGTCGTTCGCCACAGCGTGGCGAGACGGTGCGGATCGGCGAACGTCACAGGACGTCCTCGGGCTCGACGCCTTCTTCCTGGAGGGCCAGAACAAATGCCGCGTCGAGGGCGTGCATCACCTCGGCAGCGGTCGTTCGGCAGTCGTTGTTCCAATCAACAGCCTCTATGTTACTCCCGAATGGAGTTGACGCGAATTCAAAAATACCTATGATTCCGCCGTCAATACCAATCGCAAACTGTGGCCTCCCGTGTAAGGCCACATTGATCGCGCCATTGAAACATACGGATCCTGACTCGTTTTCTAGGGCGCCTTTGCAGTGCCCCCGCTCGCGCAGCACGTCGCCGGCCTTGCGAAGCACCTCCGACGTCTTCATGCCGAACCTCGCGGTGCAAATCGAACCGGTACAGCGGACGCCAGCGGCACTGCGAGCGCCGTCAAGATGCGGTCCTCTTCGGCTCGAACCGCTGCGAGCGCCGCTTCGTATTCTGTGTCGTTGTGCGGGTTGCTGAAGTATGCCTCGCGCTGCTCGCGCAAGACGAACGCTGCCGCGATATAGCGCTTGTCGTTGTAGGTGAAGCGCGCTTTCGGATCGTTCGATGGGTGCATTAGCGCACCACCCCTCTCTCGCGCACGAGCGTCTCCATCGAGACGGTAAACTGATGCGCATAGGCGCCCGGCGTGTGCGGGATTTGGTGGTCCGATAGGTACTGATGCGCCGCACGTTCAGCAACCGGGATCAGCTTGTTGCGCGCGTCGACGTAAGCGCAGTCGTGCTGGTCATTGTCGCGCACCTTGCACTCAGTCGCGTGCACGTCGCTGTGGCAGATACCCTCGGAATGCGTGCAGCCTCGTTTTGTCGTTTTCATGGTCGTCTCCTTATGCTGCCTTGAGCAGCTCTTCGAGTTTGGCAGCGGCGTTCGTCCAGAACTTCTGGCGAGCGTCCCTCCGGTCGGCGTCGCCGGCGCCGTCGGCGTCGCCGGCAGCGGCGTAGGCGTAGGCGTAGGCTGAGTCGTAGACGTAGGCGGCGTAGGCGTAGGCGCAGGAGGCGGCGTAGGCGTAGGCGCAGGAGGCGGCGACGTAGGCGGCGACGTAGGCGGCGGCGACGGCGCCGGCGGCGGCGACGGCGGCGCCGGCGGCGTCGGCGGCGGCGGCGGCGGCGGCGTCGGCGGCGGCGGCGTCGGCGGCGTCGGCGGCGGATCGCGCCTTCCCCCACTCCTCGGTGCTCGGCTTGTCGCCAGAGACCCAACGGTCGCAAAGAGCCGCAACGTCGCCGCACGCCTTAGACGACTTCGGAGCGCGCGCCGCGAACTTCGTTTCGAGGTCGCGCAATATCCAAATCGCGAAACGCGGCCAGACCAGCGCGAGGTCGCGCCCGACGTCGATGGCCGACAGGAAGCGCTCGGGCCAGCCCTGCGCCTCTTCCGGGGTCAGAGCTTCGAAGATTCGATCCTCGAGCCGGGCCAGCTCCATGGGCACGCCGAGCTCGATGGGGTAGAGAGAGTGGTCGTACGTCTCCAGCGTGCAGCCGATCGCGCAGCCTTTGCCATTGGACCATGTGGTGCCCTGGACAAGCTCATCAGCCGCACGATGGGCGGCAACGCGGGCGAGGTACTTGGACTTGATTCCCTGGTCTCCGTGGAAGCTCAGCATGTTCATCTCCTTCGGTCGTTTGGGTGACGTTTGCTTTCCGGTCATGCGGACATCAGCAGCTCTTCGAGTTTGGCAGCGGCGTCCGTCCAGAACTTCTGGCGAGCGTCCCTCCGGGCGGCGGCGTAGGCGGCGTCGTCGTCGTCGGCGGCGACGGCGGCGGCGGCGTCGGCGGCGTCGGCGACGACGTAGGCGTAGGCGGCGGCGTAGGCGGCGTCGGCGGCGGCGTAGGCGTCGGCGTAGGCGGCGTCGTCGTCGTCGGCGGCGTCGGCGGCGGCGGCGTCGGCGGCGTCGGCGACGGATCGCGCCTTCCCCCAATCCTCGGTGCTCGGCTTGTCGCCAGCGATCCAACGGTCGTACAGCGCCGCCACACCAGCGCACGCCTTGGCCGTTTTCGGAGCGCGCGCCGCGAACTTCGCTACCAGATCGCACAGCATCCACAGCGCGAAGCGCGGCCAGACCAGCGCGAGGTCGCGCCCGACCGGCATGGCCGAAATCACGCGCCCGGGCCATTCCTTGGACTCGACGGGCGTCAGTCCCTCATGGATACGATCGATCAGGCGCGCGACCGGAAGCGTACCGCCGAGCTCGACGACAAAGGCCTCGTGGCTGTATCGGTCGAACATGCAGCCGATGGCGCAGCCCTTGCCATTCTCCCAGCCGGCGCCCTGGATAATTTCGTCGGCGGCCTTGTGTGCCTCGACGCGGGCGGTGAATTTGTCCTTGATTGCCTGGTCTCCGTGGAAGCTCAGCATGTTCGTCTCCTTCGGTCGTTTGGTTTCTCATCGGGACAAGTGACGATAGCGCGAGCAATGGCGCGATGTCAAAAAGTATTTCTACAAAACTAACGATGCGATCTCAGCGTCTTGACTTTGCCGCGTCGCTTGGACCGAGAACGGCGCCGCTTGCATCGCGTGCAACATTCCTTGTGCTCGCAATATGGCGCGCTGATGACCGATACCGATTCGTGCTCGACGCTACTCATTTCCCATTACCCTCGCGAAGTCTTCTTTGGTTATCAGCGGTTCCGAGCGTTCACCAGTCAAAAAGCCGTCGCTGTCGCGCAGCGGAATCCCTTGGAGCAACTCCATCAAGAATTCCACGCGTCCAGCTACTGACATCGCGACCGGCGATGTGTCGCCAACACGAAAGATGAAGTCGTTCATGATGGGTTAGCCGCCAACCACTCGGTCAAGCCGTTGACCAGATCCTCGGGCGCTCCAGTGAGATCCAGTTTCGACGGCGCCTTGTTCATATCGACACCGACAGCGCCGAGGTAAACCTTGGCTGCAGCCGGCGCTGCCTTGGCATTGCCGCTCAGCGCCATTTCGCGCATTGCCGCGATCACCTCGCACACTCGGTCGGGCGTTTCCTGCGCCTCGATGGCCTTGTCGAGGCTGGCTTGATACGGCGATTTGCCACCTCGCGGGTTCGGCGCAGGACAACCAGGTACCCAATTCGGGTTCGGTCGCAGGTTGGCAAGTGACCTCGCTCTTCCATCGGTTTGCGAAACTGGCGTTTCTGTCATGTTGCTTACTCCTTATTTCGTGTTCGTGAATCGCTCGATTTCGTGTCGATTTTACTCGACATCGGGAGATAGTTCCAGCCTTGCGCTATCTCGTCCTCGGTTGACTCATCGCGAAATGCGCTAGCCAGTAACGCGGCGTTGTTGTAGTTAGCCGCACTGCACCAAAGCTCGCGCCGTCCATCGTCGTTGACTCGCCAAACCCCATATCGCGTTCGCTTGTAGACCATCGTCATGCCATGTATTGTATCACCACTTTTGTCTCGAATCGAAATAGAAGACGTGGGAGGCGCGAACCAAGCGCAGTACCTCAACTCTGGTTCCCGGCTGTTGGCCGATGAAGTGTTTGCTGTGCTGCGCGACGGGTGGAGGCGATGTCTTGGACGTTTCCAGGCCCATTCCGATTGTCGCGAACAGACGGTAGCACCGTAGCCACGAGCACCACGTCTTCGAACTAGACGCAACGTAACTACCCGGATCCGGATATAGGACACGGGTAGATCGGCTATTCCGTGTGTTAGTTAAGGCGCTTTACTAACCTGACCAGGCGTTCAGTGTCTGCGGGCAAAAAGAAAGCCGGCTTTGTGGGCCGGCTTGGTTGAATGGAGGTTAGATTGTCGTGATCGAACCATCGTTCTCAAAGTGCCCAATCCGCACCTCGGGAGACTGGTCTGCCGGGATTCTTGCCTTCAACTTCTTGGCCGCCATGATGGTCTTGAATACCCCCTGAAGGTTACCGCGAGCAACAACGACATAGACGGTTCCACCCAGTTTTGAGAAGTATTTCCCGCTCTGGAAGTTCATTTTTGCCCCCTCAGTCATCGTGTTGTTCATGAATATGAATATGCCAAATCCACGGGTCTTCCACAAGGGAATAACACAGCCGATGCGATTTTCTTTCAAGACACTTCTCCAAGATACTGGACATATGACACATAGGGCCATCTACGCAAAAGGCTACCTTTCTGCATGCTCCCGCTTGCACTTTCCTGTGGCGTTGTCAAATATCCCTCCAAGGCAATCAAGCCTGAATCGAAAGAGAGACCACATGACCACAGAGCAGATCATCGACACCGTTGGCAAGAACGGCGACCTTCGCAAGGCGCTGGAGCGCCGATTCGTAGCGGCAACCGGGCTGGCCATGCCGCGCCACACCATAACCCTTGCCGTCATCGACGGTCAGATCAAGGTGATCGAAGACCGTATCTATCCATCGCCTCAGACGCAAGCAGCGCCCCGTAGGCGGCGCCGAAACGTTCTGGACGGTCGTAGCCGCGACGCCAAGGTCGGCAAGCTCCTAGCGCACGTCCCATCGCTTGTGCGGCCGGGGGAGGAGCAGTTTGCCGCAGGGTTTTTCAGCGGCCTACACCAAACGGAGCGCGACCAATATTGCCGCAGCGCGGGTGTCAAGCCGGCAAGTCGGAAGACCTGGGAACAGTTCGTCGAAGTGCTCGCGCAAAAAAGCTGAAAAAAGTTCTTGCCAGCGCTGGCATGGGCTGGCATTCTTATTTTGTGAGCAAGTCAACCCGAACCGAGGAGACGACGATGACGACTCAGAAAAGCCACACTTTGCTTGTGACCCACGGCGGAAATGGCAAGCCGGTTGAGGTGGTCTACTGCCCTGATCACCTTGCCGTCGCGATTCAAAATCTTGGAGCGTTCAAGAATGGCGAATGTGGCTATCCGACGTATCGCGCATGCGAGGTGTGTGAGTCGCAGAGGCTTCAGCAAGTCTACGAAGACGCGATGAACCACTAGTTCCTATCTTGCTCGGGCGCCTTACGGGGCGCCTCATGGAGGATACGAACATGAACACTGACGCACTGTTCGCAGAATTCGGAATCCGATGTGTGGTTGATTTTGATTCTTCGGCGCCCTTGCCGCTCGCGGTTTGGACGCGCAACGACGATGGCTCTTTCGGGGAACTGATCGGGGCTGGAGAAACGATCGAGGTTGCCCTGAACGACGCATGGACGTCCCTTAAATTTTGGCAGACAAACTCATGACCGCTGCCGAGATGGGCCGCAAGCGCATGTCGACGCTTACGGCCGAGGAACGGAAGGATTTGGCGCAGAAGGCAGCTCGCGCTCGATGGGCGGCACAGCGGTTGGCGAAAAAAGCTGAAAAAAACTATTGCACGTGAGACTCACCGGCGTTACCTTCTGTCTGTGAGCACGACAAATCAACCCCGCACCGAGGAGACTAAGATGACGACTTGCACCCACGCTCGTACCGAGATCGAGACTGAGACCGTATTCGGCGGACCCGTGGTGCGCGAAGAGAATCGCCGTGCGCACGGCAACATCACGCGGACCGTGCACTGCCTGGACTGCGGCGCGAAGCGAAAGAAAAACATCAACCAAATGCACGTCGAGACGGGCCCGTGGGTTCCGGCCGTCCGCGCCACGTTTGCCGCTCGTCCGCAGCCGGCGGCCGGCGCGCAGGTCTATGGTTTCGCTCCCAGCGGCGACCGGATCGCCGGAACCCTAGAGGACCGCAACGTCATCCGCACCGTCGACGGCAAACGATTCCGCTGCTCACAGATTGCGGCACGCTAGCTCGCCGCTTCCGTTGAGCCCCGCGGTGCGACGCGGGGCGTTTCGAAAGGATAATCCATGAGCAAGCATGAAGGCCGAACCCGCGCCGAACGAAAGACACTCACTGCGCCGATGACGGTTGCCGAACTGGCCGCTGTCGATGCTGCGGCAAAGTTGGCTGGCCTAACACGCGCCGAGTATGTCAGGCGCGCGGTGCGCGAGACTTCGACTTATCGTCTGGCAAATCTCTAACCAACCGGGGCGACTCATGCACGTGGCAAAACAACGTCGGAGTCGCCCCTTTCGTTATCACGATGATCGTGTGACAATCGGGTCGCTGGCAGATTCGAATCATCGTTTCTGGATCCTGATGATGCCTTCGATCGGCTCGCGATGCTGTTGAGCAAACTCGACCGCCGACTTCGGCAAGCATCGACCGCACGGCGGCATCAATCCGCACGTGCATCTCGGGTTGTGCTCCATGGCGATCTCTTGCTCGGTCCACCACTCTCGTTCGCCGGTGAATGGGTCGATTCGATGCTCGCCGCCCTTACGTCTGCCCATGTGAGATCTCCAGTTCGATTCCAAGCTTAGCGGCGACCTCTCTTGCGCGTCTCAGCAGTGAGTTCAGGTCGCGAATCGTCAGTCGCGGCCTTCGAGGTCGCGGCATTTCGACTCCGCTTATCGCGTGCTCAAGCGCCCGCTCGGCTTCCTCCCGCGTCTTGAAGCCCGAGTACTCTTTCCGACTGCTCCCAGGGAGCCGAATGCGCCAGTACTCGCCATATTTCAAGCGGTACTGCGACACGGTACCTGAGCCCCATGGACGCTTCTCGGTCATCGCTTCCTCTGCGCTTCGATCAGCGCGGCGATATCGGGCGCCGTCCATCCCTCGGGCTTCGCGATCTTCGCGACACCGGGCAGCTTGATCTTGCGCATGTTAGCCTCGTGCACGGCATCGAACAGCGGGCCGGCGTCGATGCCCAACTCCACCAGGCCACCGAGGGCGAAATAGATGATGTCGATGTATGCGTCGGCGATGCTGGCCAATGCTTCGTTATCATCATCGAAAAACTGAGCCTCGTGCAGTTCTTCGAGTTCGTCGGCGATCCATCTCTCGCGTTGGTAGACTGATTTCATCGTTTGCGGAAGCTGTGGCGCCCCTGGAGCGCTCACGCCGAACTTGCGATGAAACGCGGCAACCTTGTCTTGCGCATCGGAAATGCTCATTTTGATTTCTCCTTCAGGCAACTTTTCGGATTTTGTTTTCGGCAGCGTGGATTTGTCTGTCCGCACCATACAGTACGGTGCGCCAGTCCCTTGATTCGACCGAGTTCCATTGTCTATCGAAAAGGCGGAAAACGCGAGGACGAACCGAGGCTAGCAGATCTGGATTCGTCACGAATAGCCTAAAAATCTCAGCGAACCATTCATTGTCATTTGGGCAATATCCGGTGAGTGGCTCCGGGTCGATCGGTCGCCACTCGTGAGACAAATTGCCGCCTGCCGCTCCATGCTGCCCATCCACGTGATGGCCCAACTCGTGAGCCAGAACTCCAAATGGAGTGCGGTCGACGACATAGCCAGGATAGCTCCATTGTCGTCCGGCGGTCCCGACAGCGGCGCACATTCCAGGCCAAATATCAATCTTTCCATCTCGGTAATAAGCGCAAACGCCAAACGGGCATTTGCCGATACTGTGAACTTCAACCACGGGAGGAGAGATACCATTTTTCTTGCACCATTGGACAACCCTGATTTCGCCGTCGAATAGAAGCTGCCCCTTGGTCATTTTGCTTTCTCCTTCAGTTGTTCTACTTCTCGTTGAAGTGTCTCTATTTTACGCATGAGCGAGATCAACGTCAATGGTTCACCGTCTGGCTTCGTCGCTTTCGCCAGTGCTTCGAGATCAGCGCGCGTTCCACCGGCAGCGATCCAGTCGAATGCGTCTTGTTTGTCTTTCAGTCCAGGTAATGCGACGACACGTACTGATGTTGCGACATCATGCAGCGCGCGCGAGACGCTTTCGCAGTGATCGAATCCAGGCTGATCGTTATCTGGCAGCAAGATGACGTGCCGATTGCGAAGCATCTCGCTGAATTCTGGCCTCCACTTCCCGGCGCCACCTGGGCACGTTGCAACCATTCCTAGCGCCGCGATCGCGTCTGCGCCCTTCTCGCCTTCGGTGACGAACACGACCCGCCGAGACGAAGAGATCTCTGGCAGTCGATAGAGAACTTGTCGCACGCCGTTAAGTTTGTAGTCCCATCCGATCCCGTTCGGCTTGCGCTGCGTAAAACCCTTGGGGTCGAAGCGCAACTTTTCATAGAGGAGTTTCCCGTCTTCGTCGACATAGCGATAGGTCGCGACGATGGTCCGTGACTGTTCCTCACGGGGAGGGAACAGATCGCCAAACCGTAGACCAAGCGCATCGACGATCGCTTGCGCCTCGCATCCTGCGAAGCATTTCAAAAGAACGGTGCCGTTGGCGTTGTCGACGTGAAGACTCACCTTGTCATCGGCATGGCTCGGACAATTTGCCATAACACCGGCGCCCTGCTTACGCTTGACGCGCGAACCTAGGGCGCCTAGGACACGGATGTATGCGCTCAAAATGCCCTCGCCATCAATTCTCGGAAAGCTAACGCCGCTTGCTGCGGGACGACTGAATTGCCGAGAAGTCGCAAGCGGTGTGACCGATCTGGTATCCCATCAGCCACTCTACAAAAGCCGGATTCAATTTCCCAGGGATTCCTAGTTTGCCTTGTGTTGCCATTGTTCCCAATGATGGGCGAAAAGCGCCCACCCTTCCCTGTGCCCCACCGCGGTTCGTTCCAGACGGAGATGCCGTTGGAGTAGGAAAGCAAGAATATGCGTTTGCGAATGTGCGGGGCACCCGTTTCGGACGCTCGAAACACATCCCATTCCGCATCGAACCCGAGCTCGGTAAGATCGGCCAACACGTTTTGCAGTCCACTCGTCCTAAGCCCTGGCACGTTTTCAATGAACACAACCCTTGGCTTGACAGCTTCAATAATGCGCGCAAATTCTGGCCATATCCAGCGTTCGTCGCTGGTTCCTTTCCGCTTACCTGCAAGACTGTGCGGTTGACATGGGAATCCGCCGCAAATAACGTCAACATGCTCAGCTGTTTCATCAATTTGCCTCACGTCTGTGTATCTTTTTACCGATGGCCAATGATGCGCAAGTACCGCGAGCGCATATGGGTCGCACTCGGCTTGCCACATGACTTCGGCGTTCGGGATGGCCGCGCAGAGACCAAGCTCAAGACCGCCGATGCCACTGAATAGGGAGCCAATTTTCAAAACGGCGCCTTCCCTTCTGCGGCGAATTTGTCCGAATCTCGCGGTACGTTCACTATCGCTGCAACCACATCCTTCGAAGGCATGACCCTACCATTTGCTTCAAACGCTTCTCTGAGCTTGTCACGGGTCGCCTTGGACATGTCGCGGGCGTCGATGCCGTGCGCCGCTAGTCCCTTGACCGTCTTGTATGAGCACAGGCCAGCATCGGCGCGTTTCTTAGCAGCCTTGATGAGCGCGAAGAACTGGCGTTTCGTCATCGCATCGGGAGCAGGCATTTCATACTTATTCTCAAGCACCCACTTCATCGACGATGTGGCGATGTCGTCGGGACGCACGGCGCGAATTGACTTCTCTGGGTTGCGAATGCCCATCGCGCGGAATGGGTCGGTGGCTTCTTCGACGGTTAACTTTGCTCGCATGCGGGCGGCGCGAGCGGCGCTTTCCTTGGCGGTTTGCGCTTTCTTCTTGGCTGCCTCTTCGGCGGTGATTTCCGCATCTGCTGCCGCGATGGCCTTGTCGATGTCGCCGCCAACCTCGATGAGTTTCTTCTTGGCGCGCTTGCGCACTTCGACGGTTGCTGTACCGCCTAGCACGTCAAGGGGGGAAACGAAGTCGTGTCGCTTGGTATTACCGACAAGGTCAAGAACGATGCCATAGGGTTTGGGACTTGCGGCTATTGCCGACTTGCGTTCTTCGGCTGTCGCAAGTTTGTCGATGCCAGGCCACAGGCGCGACACGCGGCCCATCATTTGAATCACGCGAGAAATCGACTTGCAGAATATGGCGATGAGTTCGTAGATCAACTCAGGGTCATCGTAACCTTCAGTGAGGACCTGGCAGTTGCAGAGCCGCGGGAAAGCACCCTCGCGATGTCGACGCAAGATGCGCGCTCGTAGGCCGTCCTCAGTCTTGCCGTCGATCGCAAACGCCGACTCGGGTTCTTTTTCGCATAGCGCCAGAGCCGTGGCGTGCGCCGTCTTGACGCCCGGCGCGAATACGACGGTGCGCTTGTCTCCGCATACCCGCACGACGGCATCGCGCAACTCGGCGGCGCACGAAGCGATCGCATCGTCCATTTCGGCTTCATCGATTTCGCCTTTCTTCGGCCCGCTCGAATGCACTTTAAGTTTGTCGATGTCGATCTCGGCGTGAATCGGTATCGACCGGATCGGGGTAAGCCAACCATTCTCGATCCCCCACGCCATATCGAGCGGTTCGCCAGCCTCTGATTCGCAGACATTGTGCAACCCAACGCCATCGCCACGCTTGGGAGTTGCGGTAACAAGTAGAACCTTGGCGTTTGGAAACGCGGCGATGATTTGTCGATACGACTTGGCAGCCGCGTGATGACCCTCGTCGATGATTACCAGTGTCGGTGGTTTACCAATCCAGTTGGTAAGACGATTCCCTTTCAGTGTCTGAACAGAACCGACGACGATTCGCGAACCAAGCGCCCGTTCTTGCGCCTTTTCAATGCCAACCAATTCGCCGGTTATCTCGGTAACCTTGTGCCATGCTTGTATGATCAGTTCGCGACGATGCGCTAAGATCAATACGCGTCCGGTTGGATCTGGAATTCCTAATGAAGCTTCCAATTCTGGCCAAAGCTTAGCCAGCACACAAAACAAATGCGTCTTGCCTAACCCCGTCGCGAGTACAGCAATTGTCGAACGATGCTCTTTCCATGCGTCAAATATGTCAACGCACTTGCGCGCCTGGTAGTCACGCGTCCCCAACGCGAGCGCATGCGATAGGAGTTCTTCGTTAGTCATTACGTTCCCGGCATCGTCAATTGCTCTCGTGCCGCGTTGAGCCGCTTCATCGCGATCGCGTGGTACTTCGGATCCTTTTCGAAGCCGATGAAGTTGCGCCCGAGTCGAATCGCCGCAACGCCGGTGGTGCCGCTGCCGGCGAAAGGGTCGAGGATTGTGTCGCCGGGATCGGTGAAGTCACGTATCAGCGATTCCATCAGCCAGGTTGGCTTGACAGTTGGGTGATCTATCCCGCGATCCTTGTCTCCGACCGAATTGATGGTCGGACCATCGTAGAACGCGCATCGGCCACCGCAGTTCCATCGCTTTCTCCCAGCGCGATGCATGATGGAAATGCCCTCGCAAGACTGTCCCGGTCTATCTCCGGTGAACTGCGGTGCGCTGTTCGTCCTGTGCCAGACGGTGGCTCTAACCCATGACTTACCAGCCGCAGACTCGTATTTGCCGATCTGTTCGAGCGCGCAGAAACATATGCACCAACGTCGAGATACCCTAATGGTCTCGGCTACGATCTGTCCCTCTGCGCCGTCGATGCCATCGAAGTCGATGCGGCGGCGATGGCTGTCTCCGATATAGCCGCCACCATCGCCGGCATCCTTCCGGCTCCGCATGTTCTCGCTCGTTCGTTGCGTAAACGGCGGATCCGTAATGACGTGGTCGACGCTCTTGTCCGTCAACGATGCAAGTCCCGTAACCGGGTCCAAGCAGTCGCCCAAATGCAGCACGTAACTCATCGGTCGAAGTCCAATTCTCGCGGCATCCCATTCCTGCATTCGCATCGACGATTCTCGCACTGCGCGCCAGCAAGAACGCTGTCGTACGGCCGATCTTGACAGCATCGCGCACATCCGCAAAGTGTCATCGCACGCGATCGCTTCGGGCGAAGCGCCTGCATCATCCAGTCGCCACGCATCGGTTTCTCTTCTTTGCTCATGGGCTCACCCTCGAAAATGCCAGCTTTGAACCAGCGGCTGGCACGCTGCGCTTTACGGCACAATCGCCGCAGTTCTACGCCTAGCCACACACCTGTTTCTAGGCATCGCGCCCCAGCCGGGAATCGAACCCGGCTCATCTCCTGGACGTCTCCAGGCAATGAACCAATCAGGGGCAAAGCCGGCCGATGCCGGCGTTCTGTCACCAAGGAATATCGTCGTCTGCCGCCGCTGGTTTCGGAGGCGCCTTGCTGACCTCCGCGACGACGATCTTCCGCGCGGTCAAAGCGCTGACCCACTTCTCGCGCCCGTCGATAACGACCGGCGACTTGTCTTTCGACGTCAGTTTCTCGCTGTCGACCGATCCCGTGACAGTCACCAACGCGCCCTGAACGAGATCGCTGAACGCCGCGGTAGTGTCTTTGAACGCGCGGATCTCGAGAAGTTTCTTGCGACCATCGACGAATACCTCGACGGTCAGCGCGCCGAACGTGCCTTGCGGATTGACGTACTTGCGCACCACGGAACCTGAAATACGAAACCCACTGCCTTGCTCAAATGCCATTACTCGTCTCCTCCCATCTCTTCGAACGCGACTAATCCCATTACGGCGCCCGAATAGTAACGCCGAGACATCTTCGCCCCGCAACGCGCCACCAGCATATCTTCGGGGTTTTTCATCCAGTTCGACGGCTTTCCGTTGGCGGTTGGCTTGTTCAAGCCGGCAATTTCAGCCTGTTCGATCGTGTAAGTCAACCGAAAAGGCTTCGGAAACTTGCGGTGTTTCGTCTCCCACGTTGCCGAAGTAGGCGACGCTTCGACCGGGAGGATGTACTCACACGAGGGATCCTTGCTGGCCAGGTGGACCATGAGATAGGCATATGGCGTGAGCATCTTGCCAGCGGGGCCATCGACTACATGAAAACAGTTCAGCGCCGCCACGGCTGGGATACCCATCGCTCGCGCCCGTGTGATGACTGCCAGGATCGCATCTTCGTTTCCGTACTGCATGAACAAGCGCGAATTCAACAATCGAAGCGAAAGCCTGACAGCTCCGCTCGGATCGCGCGGTTCAAGCGCAAGTTCGTATTCACGCGGTACGAATTCCTTTTGCAGTAACCCCGCGAGCGCCGAATCTCCGGTCTGCATCTCTGTCGCCTTCGTGGCCGTCGGCTCGGACAGCAAAAACGGCAATCCAACCGTCGGCATCACGTCCGGCGTCTGGTCCGTCTTCGCCTCGACGTTGAATACCTCCTGTGCCTTCGTGACATTTCCCGGCCCCGCGCTGATCGATTCTTCCGGCATCGGTTCATCCTCCACTTTCACGAGTTTCTGCACGACTCTGTCCTGATAGATCTCATCGAACTTGAGCGGAACATCGTAGCGCAATTCCACCAGTTTGCGCGAATTTTCTAGCTGCGCCCACGATGACAAAATGCCCTTCGTCCATTCGAACGGTTCGCCGACCTCGCCCTTCTTCGTTGCCTTCTTTCGCCCGCAGGCACCGGGATCTGACTCTAGCGCCGCGCCGAGAGCGATGAGGTTATCCCACTGTTTCAGCGCATCGGCGGCATGCGTCGCGCCGACGCCTTCGACGCCTTTGACGTCGTCCGACTTGTCGCCGGTCAGCGCAAGGAAGTCGCCAACCTGATCGGGCCGCAGACCAGACTTCGCTGTGAAGCTTTCGGCCGTCACGAATTCGAACGTCGACAACTTCATTTGGCGCACCGACGGCGGACCAGTGCGAAGCAGCGCCGCAAGGTCTTTGTCGGTCGAACACACGGTAACATCATGTCCGGCCGCCACTGCCGCAAGCGTCGCGGTCGCAATGACGTCGTCAGCCTCGAAGCCTTCAGCGCGCCAAAGCAAAAACCCATCAGCCGTCAGTCGTTCTTCGACCCGCCTTGCGCAGTCATAGAACGCATTCGGCATCTTGTCGCGGCTCGACTTGTAGTTCGGGTCAAGTTCTTTGCGCCAGTTCTTCTTTGAGTCTAGGCAGATCGCGACCAATGCCCCCGGGAACTTCGCCACGCACCGATGCACGCCGCCGACGGTAGCATCAAAAATCACGCCGATCGGTTGGTTCTCCGCGACTCGCCACGCCGGGTGAAGCAGACCAGACAGGTCCACCAACAGAACTTCGCGCTTATCGTTCATCGTTTCGCCTTGTCGGCATCCTTGCGCAATGCTGCGCCGATTTTGTAGAACGGGTGATTTTCGTCGGTTTCTATTCCGCGGTTATCGGCAATCCAGTCATATAGATGCCAGTTCTCAAAACCGCTTTCAAGCTGGAGCATGTCTTCTTCCGTAGTGGCGCCGTTGAGAATCTTTGCCACCAACGCCGGTCTGTCCGCGCAATAGGCAACATGGTCCCCTTCGTGCCAATTTGTTCCAAGCAGCTTCTTCAGTTCGTTCTTGGTCTTCGCCTTCAGCGCCAGCGCCGCTCCCAGCGCGCAGCATTGCGGCGCATGCCGCGGAGATTTGATTCTGACGAATTCCATCGACGTCAGTTTGATCTTGAGTCGCTTCACCGTCTTGCGAATGTCGGCGAGCATCTTCTTTGCTGCTTTCTCTTTCGTATCCATGGTCGTCTCCTTTATTCAGGCTGATACAATTCAGTGCGAGCCTTGTGCTTATCGTCGACTTCGTTCAGTGGTTTACGCGACTTGAGAAGAAACGCAATAGCTTCGCGCCAAGGGTCGCGCGATGACATGACGGCTTGATCAGGTTTGTCGTCGCTCATGCCTCAGGCCATCCTTTCCACATCTCGGTCTGACAGGCCCAACAGAAGGTGCGCCACCATGGTACTAGCGCGGGGCAGTTCGCGCACCGCTCGAATTTCATCGGACGTGGGTCGCGATTGCGAATGACGACCTTGGCGCGTCTCATCGTCCCATCCACGCGACCACGCCGATCGCAAACGCCGCGCTGATGACCACCGTCGCGACTGCCTTGACGTCGTTCCAGCGCGCTCGACGCTTCATCTTGCAGCTATGGCACTCGACGAACAGAGGTCGACGTCGCGGGTAGAATTGGATCGCGAAGGCGCGACGACCGAGGCAGACGCCGCAAGTCATTTGCCCGTCTCGCCGCGTTTCGCAAGTCTCTTTCCTCCCAGCCATGTATCAACGGTAATCGGCATTTTAGCCCTCAATTTACTGAGCTTGGTTCGTGGCCAGAACTCGTCGCGGTTACCGTTCCATGACACGATTGCTCCGTCTTCCCTAAGCGCCTTTATCCTCACATCCCACACGCCGACCGATCGCAATGTGGTGTTCCCCATTCGATAGGAATGGACGTCGTACAGGACATCGCCGGCTGCGATTTTCTCGAATTTCACGTTCGCACCGCCTCTCGCGACCCGTTGCACCACGCGTCGTTGTCATCGTTGTGGTACGCGAACAGACCGTCGGCCGTGACCCATCGCTCGCGCCTGCACCGTGGGCACACGGCGAGCGTTTTGCCGGGTGACTTGCCGACTTGGCCGACAGGCGAGCGATGCAGCTCACGCAGGGATGATTCGAGGTTGTTCACTTGCGATCCTTGTTCGCGGATGCGCATTCCGGCGAGCAGTACCACCAGCGCCCAGCGGCGGCAGCGATCCGGCCGCAGCCGAGCGTCTGCTTCGCGCGCACGCACGGCGTGTGGACACAGTCCTGCTGTGCGTTGCCGTGCAGGTCGCAATTGGGGTTGCGCCATTCGGGGCTGCAAATGCAACGCGTGTTCACGAATCACCGATCCCTTTCAGCGCCGCGAGCGCCACCGTGATGTGAAACTGCTTCATCGCCGGCTCCGCTTCGAGCGCTTGAATCAGCCGCGCCTTCGCCAGCCTGATCGCGGCCCACAACGGCGCTTGCTCGATGCGAGCGCTATTCAAGTCGGACGTGTTGATGACCTTGGTCAGCTCGCGCGCTTCCTTCGAGCCCGGCGCGATGAAGTTGCTGCACGCGCCGCCGAGACGACCGTGCATCAGCTTGGTGTAGCTGCAGCGCGCGCAGAATGGAGCGGAGTGGCAAGGGCTGGTTTCCATAGTCATCGCCCCATCGTCCACATTACGTCGTTATGTCCGATTCCTTCGTCCTCAATGATCCTCTCGAAGTCGGCCGCCTGTGGGTACTCATGCCTGCGACTGGTATAAGGCACGAGGCTGTCAGCCAGCAGCCCAAGCGCGCGGACAATCGCACGGGCGGCGGCGGCCTGAATGATTATCGATCCATCGTTGTTTTCCATGAGATTGACTCTATCGTCATCCTGGGACGGATGCAAGAAAAATCGTCCCACGATTATCGATGACGCCAAACCGTCAGGGGCACGCCGCGGTTCGCGAGCATCATCATCCATAAGCCGCGTATCTCTCGAAACTGCGCACCTTTAGCCCACGACTGCTTCAAGACGTCACGTGTCGTACCACACAGCGCGGCAGCCGACCCCGGCGTCAAGCCCGCGGCATAAAGCGCGCGAACCTCACGGGGCTGCCGGCGTCCTTTCGTCAATGTGCGAGCGATTTTGAGTGCGCGAGAATCTTTGATCATGTGACTTGACATCCTGGGACAGATCGGGCCAGAATGCAAGCTCAACGAAAGGGGAAACGATGATGAATGAAGCGGTGAAACATCCGGAGCGGCGCGCGGTGGAAGTGGGCCAACGTCGCAGGTCAGGGACAGGGACATTCACGATCTATGCGATCGAAGGTCCAATGGCGATTACGTGTCGAGCAGGAATGGTCGATCCCGGCGATGGCTATGTCCACAGAGGAAACATCGATTGCTGCTGGGAATTTATGGTGGTCCTTGAGGACTGCGAACTTCTGATCGACGCTCCCGCAGCCGCCCCGATTGCGGCCGACAGGACGGGGCCGCCCGAGGGCTACAAACTCTGCGCGCGGAACGATGGCAAATGTGGCCGGTGGGGAACGCGGTCATATTGCTGGCAGTGCTTCGCCGAGATGCAGCCCAAGGCGGCGTCAAGCCCAATGTTCCGCGACGGCCCAAAGAATGAGCCCGACTGGACGCCTCCCCTCGCGGCGCAGCCGGCCGAGACGGTGAAACCGTGGTGCTGCGGCTACGCGGCTGCGACCGCGGGTACTGACCACATCGAGGCGTGCGCGAACAAGCGCAAGGCCGCACCACGACCCGCCGATACGAAGCGATGCACATGTCCGCATGGGCCGCATGTGACGGACGGTCAGTGCTCCATTCACACGACGGCCGGGTTTGCGGTCGACGGCT